GTAACTGCGATAGTACCAGCAAGTGCAATCTTTCCAACAAGACTGAGAGCACCGCTTATAGTCGATACTGCTGCGACAGCACCCGCAAATACTTTAGTACATATAAGATCTGCTGATAAAGCTGATGCGCCCGCAACTGCTCCAATCAAAGACCGCAGCACATGTAGAGTACCTATAACTGATGTCGTAGACGAGAAACCTCCTATAAGTGAACGCACAGCCTGTAATATACCTACAACTGCTGTTGAAGCTGCTGCTGTCCCTATGAGAGACCTCAGAGCTTGGACAATTCCAGACATCGTAGAAACAGCTGACAAAGAACCCACAAGCGATCGTGCTGCACGCAGGATTCCAGAAACGGCGGACGTACCAGCCAACGAGCCAATGAGTGAACGGATCGCAGAGAGAAAACCAGATGTTGATGCCAAAGCTGCGGAAGAACCTATACAACTACGACCCGCAATAAGAATTCCAACCAATGCCCCCTGGCCTGCAAACGAGCCCTTAAGCGCATGGGTTTGCCCGCCTGCCGCCACATATTCACTTGCCCCCACGTCCCATATTGCATCTGCTACATTCCAATTTGGCCGTGCATTTCCAGCAATATCAAGTCTAAATAATGGATCGCCATCTGTATCATTCTTCAGGAAATCGTCAAAATCTGTGGTAACTGTTACGTCATTATAAGGATTTCTCCCACACCTGTCTCCGGCATTTCCATTGGCTGATATGTGGGCAGTGGCAAGGTAGTCAACATCTAAGCTGGCATCGTAATCAACACTATTCTTGTAATTATCTCCTGCCGTTCCTCCAAGATCTGCTGTTGTATCATCAGCACCATTCCAGCCAGAAGGAGAATCCCAGTTAGCCTCAGCAAACTCAGAGCCAGTATTGTCCATTCCATAGCATGAAAAAATTATTCCTGTCCCTGAAGCTAGTGTTGACGCAAATCCATCTCCAGCATTTCCAACCGAAGTGCAACAAATAGCCCCAAAGGTATAGCCAACATTCGATCTTAACTTAAAGCCATTTCCTCCTCCCAACATCCCATAAGCTATACAATTATAATACAGTATATTAACATTGTAGGCAGAGTAGAAGCCACCACTTACATTACCCGCCCCCGAATTGCTAAAATCATGTGCTACCACATTAACAATCTTTTGATGATCGCCATGATAAAAGTATATACCACGTAGATCAAGGTCATGTGATCCTATATGCTTAATAACAAGTTGTTCTACCCGACTCCAGTGTTCACCGGCTAAAACTATATCTCGATTTGTTCCACTATATTCAAAATTCGCTCCTGTTGCGGCTTTACCAGCAAAGGGCGTTACACACCCAGAAGCCGATCTTATCTTTCTATAATGAGTAGCGTCCATATTTGACGCACCATCTATATTTACGCAATTATTATGATTCTGGCTATCATAGCAATCAAGGGTAGTAACCCCTGTCCCACTCAGGTCATTATCAGAGACAGATTCCCAAATAGCCAAAGAACTGTAATCGGGATCACCACCACCTGGCAACGAACCATTACCACCAGAGTCATAGGTGCATGTATAGGGTGATTGATCGTAACAGGCCATTAGACTTTACCACCATAAATTATTGGCCTAATTAGATTAAGCCCATCAGATTCAAGAACATAACGACTGTTCATCTTATCAAAACTTTCAATCTTTTGAATGTCCCGTATATCAGGGACATATTCCAGTTGTTTATCCAGCATCCTGCCTTCATCAACTCCAAGCACTTTTAGATCATTCATAGGAATATGAAATCTTCGTTTCTTTAAATGCTCTGTTGGATATAATTCTTCTGGTTCCTCTGGAAATTCGGGAGGGATTTTATAGCTATCCAAATCCCATACAGATTCGCAAATTCCTTCTATTTGCTTATTGTCAAGATTATCAAGAGTAATAATCAGAAATTCTTTTCTTTCTTTTTCTGTCCAAACATCCTTACCATAAGTGTGAAACTTTGAATAGCCGACAATACCCTTCTGCATTCTGTAGCCTTTAAAGGCTATGATGTCTGTAGGCTCTGCCCGCTTTTCCCAACCAGTTACATTATAGATAAAGTATTTCTCAGTATCAAAACCAACAGGCATCTCCACATGACGACTTATAGTCTTATTGATTTCAGTATTAGCAGCCAGGTTAATGTCAGGAGTCATTTTATGATATCCTGTACCAGCATATCCCTTGCCTACTTCTGAAAAAGAAGAAGCAAGGTAATAATAAGGCTCTCTATGATAGCCATGAGCTACTATCTGCTTAATTTTAGACAGCTCTTTCTCACGCAATTCAAAACGTGGTTTATGATGTCCAAACAATGCCACTGACCATTTAGCCATTACTTATAATTCCTCCTAAATTATTCTATACGCACGTTTCCTGGTGCACCCGCCACTGCCTTGGTAAAATCGAAAGGGACAGCCACGCTCTCGCCCCATATATTCTTTGCCTTAATATCAATTTGATAAGTACCCCCCGAAATACCAGCAAGATCGAGCCATAGTTTGACAGTACCATCACCCAGATCAAGAGCCGGAATTGTAACATTTATATCACCTGTAATGACATAATGAGTCACATTTGTCTGCGGATCAGCTGTAAGATGTGGGTCTGCAAAGGCCAAAACTGGCAAAAGGCAAATAGCCAAAGCCATGCCTATTATTTTTCTGATCATAACTTTTCTCCTTTTTAATCTTTAGCAAAAAGCAATACCAAAGATTGTATCCCAATTATAACTATTGAAATCTCCTCAACATTGGTTTCAAACCCAAACCGAGATGCAATCAATGCTGCCGCTGCAATGATGGCAATTGAAGATGTTGCCCAATTCTTCACTACTCTCTTCCATATTTCTGTTATAAAATTCCACATAACTTATCTCCTTAGCCTAAGTGTTTTTTGATTCTTTCTATCAACTTCTTAATTTCTTCTTCCGCTCCATCCTTGCAATAATCAAGGTACGCCTGAGCTTCAGCTATGTTCTTTTCTAATAGTTTAGTTCTAATGGTTATTCTTCTTTTCCCGAAAAGATAACCAATAAAACCTCCGAATAGAAAGATCGCCAGAGCTGCTAATCCTGTCGCTGTTCCTGGACTCATACTTTATCACCTCCTTTGTAATTTCATCAACTGAAGATACGAAACCTACTTTCTTATCTCAGAATATTCGGTCAATCTTCCATACTTCCTCAAGAAAGACTTAATCTCCTCGTCTACATCAAGAGCATCAGCATCGACCAGAACCTTTACATATCCTGACATATCCTTCAAAGCCTGCTTCCGAACTTGGGTATGTACAATATAGGGAAGAGGACGATCCTTTACACCATTTAATGAAAACAGCGTTGAAACAGCCTGTCGATTGAACGTGCTTGCGATGGAATCTGCCCACCCTTCGAGGCTTAGATGAAACAAGTCCATAATATCCTTCGAGAGAGCATACGATCCTGTACGTTCCATTCCAAGCATAACAAATTGGGCCAATAATGAGATGGCAATCTCTTTGCTATATCTGTTGATGATTGCTGTAGTATCAAATTGCTTTGCTCCTGGAGCAGATAACAGTGAAAGTTTCCATCCATGCGGCTGCAATATTCCATCTTGCTCATCTACTCTAACATTTGTAACTATCTTCTTCGCCCAATCTAATACCGCTCTAGTTTCAGGCGAGTCATCATCCATCTTCAGACCCTCTGGAAGATCCATTACAGGAAGCCCATTCACATCTCTCTCTACACCAATACCCTCAATCTCCTCCATATTCTTGCGAAAATACCACGGTCGATAACAGTTTCGTAGGAGACTTCTTCCCTCCGGATTATTTGCCCACGGATCAGTTCTAAAATGGATTAGTTTCTTTATCGGAATATAAACAGTTCTTCCCTCCAAGGGAGGCCTCTGCCACATACCTATCATATCCCCTACATCGTCTATATCCCATCTCTCCAAAGAACTCTGTGCCCTAAGAGGAAGCTTCTTCCAAACAACTTTCCCATCATCTCTCCGCTTATAAACCTGCTCAAAACTTGCCCATCCGTAAATGAACTGACTCATTGACTCTGCAATAAATTCCGACCATGTATGAGTCATAGAGCGCATGCAATCTTCAAGAAATAAACCATCAGCATCTAACTCTTTTGCCTCCGAATTAGCCGATCTAACCGACCATCTAACCTCCTTCAAAATCTGTCTAATAGCAAGTAGACATCCACCAACGATGGGATCATTATCAGACATCTCACGGTAGACTGCAATCCCCCGTTTCCCTCGTAGATCAATGAAGAACTCTTCCAGAATTTGTCCGTAACTCCACTTCAATCCAGATTTGCCTACCTCAGTCAGCATGAGATTCCTTCTCGTAGGCTTTTTGTACTCTCCTGCAGGATAGTCTAAATCTCTTTTTCTGTCGATTGGTACTTGAGAACGTGCCTTCTTAAACCATGCCATAGAATCTCCTTCTCCTTGCATGAGGACTAAAATTCCTTGAACTCCAGACGGACTTTTTCGTCATGTCTCCCGTATTCCTTATTACATTCCCCGGAAATTCATATATAACAACTCTTATTCCCCGACAAGCATCTGGACTAAGAAATGCCATGTAGGTTGCATCAGCATAGTCGGGAGACTTCATTGCACGAGCCAACATATCCTCTTTAGACTCGATCTTAATCTTGAGATTTGATGTTGGTTTAGTTCTTATATCTCCCAATTCCATTATTACTCTATTAGGCCAATCCTTACAATATAAAGATGGAATCATCTCTCTAAGTTGCCAATATCCCTGAGCTCTTAAATTTAAGTATCTTTCCTTTACTTCTGTCTCTGGAGCCATACTTCCTACAACTGGGACAATCATATCTCCGTAAATATCGTGGAGGCCATCATATACTCCTGCACCAATTCCAATAGCATCAACTTTTATATTAGTAGGCCCAAATTCATTGATGTACTCTATAGTCCACTGACAAATCTCTGATGTATCTGTAACTGAACCTTTCTTATGCCTTTCATCATATTTCAGAACTTTGTTTCCCTGACGGATACATAATACACTAGATGCTCTTGCCCTCCCAACATCAAGACCGAATTCTACAGGAAAACCTTTTACATCTGGAGGACTGTTATTTTCCATAGTATCAAGAAAGGAAGGAGGAACAAGATAAGTCGCATCGCCGGTTGCGAACTCGCCCAAAACCTTAATCATGAAGATCGGGTGATTCTCTCCATACCGTTCTGCCATCATCTCAATATATCTCTTACCAACTCTTGGTGAATCATAACACGAAACATGCATATGGTGATACATTCTTTTCAAAGCTGGGTTGTTGAAGGTATCATAAAAGTACCCGTTTGTACGAGTAGGATTTCCTGCAAGGATACAATATGAACCATCACCAGTAAGAGCTCCTTCCATAGCAGGAAAGATCGCATCAGGTACACCTGAAGCCTCATCCACGATGAAAAGAATATTTTCCTCATCATGAAAGCCCTGAAGTCCCTCAGCAACCTCTGCTCCAGGTCTAACTTGTGCAGTTCGAGCAACTGCATGCCATGCAGGTTCATGTCCCTTAACACCAACTCTCGTCTGCGTCCAAATAAAAAGATTACTTAATATTGGACTATTGTTGATTCTTTTGAAATGCTCTGACCATAAAACATCATGTAACTGATGCTGCGAAGGTGCTGTAGAAGGAACTTTAGAACCAGGTCTTGTAAAGAGGAACCATCTCGAAGCAAGGCCCAAGAGGAAAGTTTTTCCAACTCCAGAGCCTGAGCGAAGTGCAAGAAAATGATGCTCAACTAAGTTTTCCAGAGCTTCTATCTGCCACGGATCTAGTGCAACTCCTTCAATTTCCTCCGCATAAGCGACAGGATCATTGTAATAATGTTGAATTGCATCTATAACTTCTTGATTTTCATGTACTGCTTCCACTAGATATCCTTACTGACGTTATTTGAATCTCCTCCGGTTTCTTTCATGTAATCTTTCATGCTTGTCCATCCTCCAACTTTATCTCTATTTTCTTCATTAAAGAATCCTTTAGGAATACGAGCTCTCATAGGAAAAGGAACTCCAGGATGAAACGCCTCATATACAACATCCTCCGATGGACAGTCCTTTGTAGGACAGGTATCACATCCAAGGATGAGAAAGCAAGAAAGTATCACAGCAGTTAAAACTAACTTTTTCATTTTACTCTCTATCTGTATTCTAGTTAAAGAAAAAGAGCTGGTTAGCGAAAAGATCTGAACAGGACTTTGGGGAGCCGACAGCCTCACAGGGAAAGACCGGCCTTGCGGCCGGAGAGGACAGGGCAGGCTCACTGCTCTCCGCCAGCCCTAGTGACCTCGATAGGTTTATCATTCTCCTTCTCAGCCTCCCGTTGTTTCCGTGCTTCGATGATGAGATCAGACAAGTTTATATGCCCCACAAGCTTTTTATCTGTAGGCTTAAGCCCTCCACGATCAAGAACGTCCCAAGCAGACTTCAGTCTAAGACTTCGATCAATAAGTGGATTTCCTACCGTCTCTCGACAGAGGATAGCTGCATCTTTCATTGTATTGGTTATGACTTCTAAGGCTTCGACCCTCCCATCTCCGCCAAGGATTTTCGTCCTTGTTTCATATTCAAGCTCACTTAGCGTGCTGGCAAACAAAGGATCATGTAGCCACCCATTAATCGTAGCAGTTGCTAAGTTTAATTCTTCTGCTATCTCCTTTGGCGTTTCGGCTACGAGCAGCCTTCGCATTACTTCCTTGTGTCTGATTGTTATTTTTTTCAGCATTTAGTTTCTCATCTCGCCGTAAGGCGTTAAGTTTCTCTACAAGATGTTTTAAACGATTTTTATCGTGCATTATTTTGTCTCTGGGCATTGGGGGATATATATATGCTTCATCTGTCATAGATTCATGTTTCATTGTTTAGAGCTTCCATTCCTTAAATTTTATGCCTTTATAACTCAAAAGTCAAACACTTTTACGATCTTAATTTACTGTGTTTAATATTTCTTGATAATCACTCTCATCACTTCCACATATGTATCAATCAGGCTCATCCAGTTTTGCTGCTTTTTGATAATCACCTAATTAAGTTCAGGAAAATGATTATCATTCTATATGCAACTTTATTGCTGCGAGCTTGCTCGGCTCTGCCAAACGATTATCACGTTTGAAAATTGGGCGAGTTTAGAGAGCGACCCGCATAAACTTCAGAGCATCTAATTTTGCATGATATTTCAAATAAACTTCATGTAGGCCTACAAAGTTGTAGCCTGCTAACATTGTTAGGCTTATAGAATGTTCTCAGATTGTTTTAGCTGGCATGGTTATTGCTATTGCAAAGTTTGTGCCAAAAGGAAAAGGATAAAAAAAGAGGTGCAAGTATAACCTTGCACCTTCATTGAGTTATCTCATTTCTTTTTCCTTTCATTTTAAATTGTTAACCTTAAAAAGAGGTGCACCCTCCAAAGTGCACCCTATTTTAAAACTAACCTTTGATACCCCACTTTACCCGCAACGCCTTGATCTCTGTTGCAAACTCGGTGTTACTCTTTTCAAGCGCCTTACTTTGTGCCTGCGTACTCTTGACACGAGCAAGGTCATTGCGAGCATCCGTTTTTATTTGACGATTGATTAACTCCATTACACCTTTGCAAGTGTAACGTTTGGTTGCCTTTTTCAAACCCTCCTCATTAAGTGAGTAAGCAGGACAACTCCCCTTGCCTAAGACGTTCCCGTCCTTGTCTTTTGCGGTAACTTCAACCTTAAATTCAGTTACCTTATTACCGTTAGCATTTTCCATAATTCAACTCCTCTTGCTTTAGGTTTTGATTGCAAGGCTTTTCTGGTAGCCTTTAACCATTTCAATTTTCAAAAAACGTGTGTGCAATTTGTTTGTAACTACCTTATAATGTAGCAATTCCTATGCCAAACAGAAATAATTACTACAAAAAATATAGCCTTAAAACCTTACTGGTATTGAGTTTGTAAGCATTTAATTATTAGTTGCTTTTAACCTTAAAAAGCTGTGTCAAATTTAACGCAGTTGTGAAAATATAACACACTAAAAATGTAATGATATTAAATAGTTAGCCTACTGTGTTTTAGTTTCACACTATGTAATATGAGCAAGCAATAATTAAGTAAAAATTACATAGTCTTATGAAAAAATTGCGTAGTAGAAACGTAAGCATTTCAATATATTAGCCTTACTATGTAAAAAGTACATAGTATAGATAGAGTATATAACTTATAGCATATTATATCAAATTATATTAATCTATATGATCTGACTTCTCTATCAATTATTTGTCGGATGATCTACTGTCCTTGTCGGGTACCCTAATGGAATATTTTACATTTCTTGGATGATGCTACCGTTCTGTCGGATCATCTCGTGGAATATTTTTCGACTTGTCGAATGATTCTGTCGTAACTTCATTCGATGAAATTACTAAGGCTGTGTCGGATGATCGTATGCAAGAATTGTGCCAAATATATAGGTGGATATTAAAGAGTTTTTTCCTCAATAAAATCAAACACTTAACAGTTATCCCTGAAAGTTTTTTGAGGGATAATTGTTAAGTTATTGAGATCACTAAAGAAACAAGAAAAATTTGCTTTTGGGTTATCCTTGCAGGGATAACCGTTAAGTTATTGAAATAACTGAATAATTAGCAATTATCCCCCAATTATCCCGTTATCCCAACACTCGTTATAGGTTTCCGGTGAAGTTACGCAGCATTTTAGAGTTATGGACTTCTCTTAGTGAATAAATATATATATATATACATATATAAAGATAGATACATAATTTCACCACTAAACAAAAAGGCGTATGTCAGGATAAGGGATAATTGGATAACCCAAACGAATTGTTCAATAATTTCAATAACTTACGTCAACTTTTGCGTTATCCCCTCTCGGATAATTCTATCGACAATTTCAAAAAAGTCAAGTAATTTCAAGGACTTATACCCGCTTTTGACTGGATAACCGCATTCGTATTTTCACCGACTGAAATTACACAGCCAGACAAGCTGGCTCCAACAAAGCTGGGATCAGCGGGGAACCAGAATCAACAGAGAAAATATGGAACCTTAAATTTTCAAGTTATTTCAACCACTTACAACACAAGGAAATTACTTACAGTAAAATTTACAGTCAAGCAATTTACATACCAAACAAGAAAATTGTCGCCTAACCTATTGAAATTACTAAAGAAAAATCTTTTTTTAACTAAAGTGGAAAAAAGACTTGACAAGTCTATTTGAAAATGTTAGTATCCCCATAGCGGTTGATGGAGATATAAGTAAAATCAGGATCAACGTTTAAAGGAGAATGACATAGAAAACTCAATTTCAGGATTACTGCTTAAGAAAGCAGAACAGTATCGAATCGACCTAATTTGGCGTGGCAAGTTGAAGGTCGATGAAGAATATCTCGTACAGTTTAGAATGCACACAGAGCAAATAGTATTCTACAGAGAAGAAGGAGAAGAACTTATAGAATCATTTAACTTTTAGGAGGATAACATGGCAAGACCGAAAGGAACAAACAAGAATGTAAGAATCAAAGAAGTTGGTGATTTTTTAGAGCATCACCAAAAGATGGATAAGGCTATGGACAGGATCGGAAAGCCCAGATCAAAGCATTCCGATCCAATAGACGCAATCAAGATTTTTGACAAAGCCCTGCAAGCAGGTACAGATGCCCTCAAAGCCTGCATACCCACTCCGATGGTCGTTCAATTACACAAAGACGTAACTGATGACCATTCAGATGTCATCAAATCCTACCACATTTCAGACGGAGTATGTGGCTTCGCCTGGATCAACATTAAACTCACAAATATACCATCCAGACAATTTATCAATGCCTTAAAAAAGGCAAAATTAGCGACCGCTGACATCAATTCATTCAATCATGAGCCCTTTAAAAAAAGTTTATATTATGGAGGATACATGTATTGGATTCATCAAGGCAACCAAAGCATGCAAAAGAAAGAAGCATTTGCACGTGCATTCGCAGCTGTTTTGATCAATGAGGGAATTAAGGTCCGGACAGGATCAAGGATGGATTAAACATTTAACCAAGTAGGAGAGCAGAGTTATGAATAAAGAAGAAAGATGTGAAACATGCCACTTTCATGATGGTGTTTTCTGCCGCAAGAATGCTCCACTTCCGCTTCTCACTTTTAGAGATGTTATGCACGAAGAGAATTGGAGACCTACCGCATGGTGGCCTGAAACTGGAATAGAAGAATGGTGCGGAGAATATAGGAAGAAATCGGATGATTAATCCTTGACAATGCCTCCTGTCGTCGGAGGTATTAATGAAGGATTAACCTAAAACGTAGGAAGATAGAATGAGATTCATATACAGTACAGAGGAATGTATTGGTAAATATTCAACAATGAAAGATGCAGAGAAGTTAGCAGAATCAGAAACGAAACGAACAGGCCGAATGCATCATCCGTTTCTGACACATTACCATTGTCCTTACGGATTTGAGGATATAATACATTGGACTATTATAGTAAGTAGAATATAATTAACATTTAATAAGGAGGATAGAACAATGCAAAAAAAGATTAAGAATGCTGCGGAAATATTCGCAGACCATGTGCTCAAGATGAAAACATGGTGGATAGTTAAAGTACATGGATACAATCCAATAATAACGGTTGTAAATTTAGGGCAGTTTTATCAAAATGCAATCGGGCCTTACTTCAGCTACAAAGAGGCAATGCAAGTGCTCCACAGATGGAGCAAGTGACAATTTAACTTAGGAGGATAAAATGATACTTACAGGCAAAGCAGCCAAATTCGCAGAGAACGTGGAAGATCTTGAAGAAAGGCTGAATCCACCGGAACAGCAAGAATTTACTGAAGGTGAGCAGATAGCATTTTTTACGTTCAATAAAATGTTCTCAAAGGATGATACGTTTAGGAAAGTAATGGTAAGTGTTATACAGTTGTACTCAACAGCATACACCAGAAAGTTTTTAGGAGGTATCAACTTTAGCAAATCTATTAAACCTTTAAAGGAGGATAAAATGCAATACAAAATAAAATCATGGATTCCTTGTGAAGAGGAAGAACCTCAATTCTATCCATCTCTGGAAGCTGCCAGAAGAGATCTTCAAGAACTTAAAGGAATGCAACCAGAAAATCACTATGAGATTCATGCTGTCGAAGGTAGCCAAGAAGTTGAATGCTTCTTTTGTGGAAAGAAAGAAAAGATGTCTGTCGCTCAGGATACTTGGATCGCCTCTTTCTGGCACAACGAGTTTGTCAAAGAAGAAGGACCAGCATGCGAAGTCTGCTCCAAAAGACTCGTAGTTGATCCAAGTGGCGAATACTTTTTACCATTAGGAAGATAACATGCCAAAAAGTAAAGAAACTAAAAGAGAAGAAGCAGCTAAAAGGCAAGAATATTATAACGGTTTAACAACAAAACAGAAAATCAAAAAACTTGGCGAGCATAAAGCATCCAAGCAAAGGAAGAAGTTAGGAGGATAAAATGGTAATAAGATATAAAGTAACAAAAAGTAGAAGAAGTTATCCAGGAAATATACATCCTTTAAACTATCCTAAAGATGAAACAGTCATGTCGCCAAATGGATTTGGAATTTTTGTATACAAAAGAAGAAAGGATGCTGAAGATTATCTACAACACTCTACAAAAAATGCAGGCTACACTCAAAGAGAGAGATCAAGAATTTTCCAGATTCTCAGAGTAAAAACCATCGGAAAAGGTAAAAAACTAACACTTTGTCCAACTGCGGATGAGTTTTCTAAAGGTATTGAGGTAGATAAAATTCTACGTTTATCGAGGAGGTATAGATATTATCCCCTTTTGTGCATTGCAGGGACAGTTAGTGAACGTAAAGGTACAAAAGTATAGCTATGCGCTCCAGGCACAATGGTTTATCCTGGAGTTAAGGTGCTAACATAGACAAGAAGGAGGATAACATGTTCTACGCAATATTAGCAATTTGTTTATTAGTATGCATTATAGACCCCTTCATAGTCGGACTGTGTGCAATAAACAAAAGGAAGGAGATGAAAGATGATCTTTCTTGCTTTGATAATGACCATTTTAACTCTACACTGGATGTGTAAAAATCCTACGTTAATCAGACTTTTAGGGGGATTGGGGATGACGTTCATGGATTTAATCGTTGTAGGACAAACTTTAGATTAGGAGGATAAAATGGATAAAGTAAAAGTTTTTGAGATAACTTGCAAAGGTTGCAGAAGCCACAATGTAGAGATCAAAGCTACTGCTGTCGAGTATGGAGCAAGAGTAAGATGCAAGCTGCATTGTAAAGATTGCGGAATAGTTGGAGAACTTGACAAAAACGAAGTTTCGATATCTATAGAGGGATAAAATGAGCTATAAATATAATAAAAAGTGGAGATTATTACATACTAAGCTCCGGAATGAAGAAAGAAAAAGGTACTACGCCCGATTTCGTTATCCCAATATAAGACGTAGACGGTGGAGCATTGAGGATAGTGATCTTATTATCATGTCCAATCTCAAGGATAGGATTCTTTCTATTATTCTCGAACGTTCCGTTCAGGCGATACAGGTGAAACGATGCAGTTTAATGAAAACATTTTAGGAGGATAAGGATATGGAGAAAAAATTTCGTGTATGGAAAAACAGCACGGGCATGATGTTTATAGAATGGACAGAACTTCATAGTTCAGTGATTGATCCTAATGAGCCAGATAATGTAGAAACCTTTGCAAACATAATTGGGACAACAGCTAAGGATATACGTTCTGCTATAGAAGTGTATGAAGAAAGCGAGAAGAGAAAAATACAGGCATATAATGATATGTTCGCAAGGAAAGGATAAAATGCCCCAATCAGAACAACAATTTAAGTACATCGGCGATTGTGAAGAATGCGGGGCAGCATGCTATTCAGATGGTGAAGAGTTCCGATCTACGAGTAACTTGCCAGGATGTTTGTGCTGGGTGAAGGGATATGGAGAAGATGCCGATAGAGGAATGATAGGTGATGATGTTGATTTTGGTTTAGAAGATATAGGCAATAAATAGAAGGATTACAAAATAAAATGGTAAAATTGTTTATAGATCAGAAAAAAGATTGTGAAGAGAATGAGACAAGGTACGAGAAAGGCATGATGGATATGGTAAGCCATCGAATGAGCATTCCTTACACTTGGATGTGCAAACGCTATGGAGGTCTTTGTATGTCCTGGAAGTGTCTTGATGAAAGACGTGAAATAAAAATAGAGGAGGATAAAATGGAATATTCAGAAACGACTGCGGAGGATGTATATTCTGTCTTTCGCACGATCATAGCTCAACAACTACCGAGAACCAGAGCATTCGAGCTTGCCCATGCGTATGCAAGGGTAGGATTGGAACTATCAGCAGATCACTTAAGAACTCATGTACTCTATTTGTTAGCAAATCTTCAAGAATGGAGAGGTGTCGAAGCAAGAGAATGCAAAAGGATTTTGGGGAATTTTATCAGTAAAGCATAAAGGATTAACTTAACATAAAGGAGAAAGGACTATGAAAATCATCGAGGCATTGAAACAAGTGAAGGATCTCCAAAGGAAGGCAGATGATCTGAAAATTTTAGTTAAAAATCACTGTGCCATCTCCTCATTGGAGACGGAGAAATATCCAGATCAGAAAAGGCAGGTGTCGGAATGGATACAGGCTCATTCAGATATATTGAAGGAGATTCTGAGACTTCGGATAGCCATCCAAAAGACGAATCTTGCTCATGAGGTTATAATCGGGCTTGGTGGAAAGCAGGTAACTAAGACGATAGCTGAGTTGATACATAGAAGAAGAGATCTGGCAAGGGAGGAATTATCCATGTGGGACGTTTTGGGAGATCGGGGCGTTAAGGAAGGCATGGGCACAGGGCCGACAGGTGACAAAATCGAGATCAAGATAAATAGATTCTACGATCCTGTCGAACGGGACAACAAAAAGGATCTTTTTGGAAGTGAGCCTTCCATTGTAGATTCGAAGCTTGAAGTAGTTAATGCGGTGACGGATCTTATCGAATAGAATAATTGTTCTTTGAAAACTTATCCTACAAGCAGAGATAAAAACTGGCAAAGGAGACGTGATTCATAGACGATACATATGATAACGCTATGCAAATAGCACTGGAATGCTAATCCAGCTAAGAATGCTCGGCTATGGTCGAGCTGAATCTCAAGGCAGCAAGGATCAAGCGTAAAGGCAGCAAGATTCAGGACATTCAAGGCAGAACGGTGCAAGGTAGTAAGGCAGAATCTCGATGCGAAAGCGGAGAGAATGTCCTAACAAAAGTTATGTTTTTCTCTTGTAGTTCATCCAGAAGCTCGTTAGGCTTCCTGTTTGGGAGGATAAATAATTATTTATCCTGCTACTTTTGAGGGTGGCAGGAATAAGTAATTAAACCTTTAAATGGAGAATAAAATGACAAAATTTAGTAAGAAGCATTACAAACTGTTGGCAGAAGTTTTGAAGAAAAGGGTCGAAGAAATACGAGGAATGCACATGACCTCAGAAAACATAGGAGCAATGAAAGAGGTGCATAAAATCTTTGATACATTAAGTAATCTCTTCAAGGCAGATAACAAGAAATTCGATCCAGAAAAATTCAAAAAGGAAGTCTGTGGAGGATGATATGAATTCAGGAAAAGCAAAGCGCATTCGCAAAAAGGTTTATGGCGAGATGTCGAGCAAGAATCCTCAATACAAGGCAGAGGATCATGTTTCGCTTGTCAAGGTAAAGGATAAGCTCAAAAGAGTAAAAACGAGTACCATTAGTTGTATTGGCCTGAGAGCAGAATATTTAAAAGCCAAAAAGGAGGCAATATTATGAAACTAACTAAGCCTGCATCTGTCTTTATGCAAATAGTAGGTGCTTTGTTCATTATAGCGGGATTCAATCCTCCTATCAACTACATTGCAATTTTCTTCGGTATAGGATTTGTAGTTGTCGGAGGAAGGGCTATACGTGATAGACTTGAAAAGGACTGATGTTGTAGACGTGCTACAGCTGACCATCACGTGTGGATTCGTCTAACTAACAGTTGTATTCGAATCCCAAAAAGGTCGCTGCGGCTGAGGCATCGGGAGATAATTTGACCGCATTCAGCAAATACTGATCTTGTGAGCAGAAACTCCCGATGTCCTTACTATCATATTCTAAGGAGATATAGAATGGAACGAACAGAAAAAGAGATCTGGAAACCAATTAAAGATTTTCCTGATTATGAAGTATCTAATTTAGGAAGAATAAAATCTTACAAAAGAGTTGCTCCTTGGAAAGATCCTCTCATTTCGGATGGATCTATAAGTAAAGAGGGATATTATAGAGTTACACTTTTTAGACAGAGTAAACCATCCCATTTTCTTGTACACCGTCTTGTCTTGGAGACTTTTGTCGGACCATGCCCTTTGGGATGTCAAACGAATCATAAAAACGGCATTAAGATAGATAACAGACTTAAGAATTTAGAGTGGGTCACATTCGGCGATAATATAGAACATGCCTATCGAATTGGTCTGAAAACTAATAGAGGTATCATGAATTCCAATGCGAAGTTACGAAATGAGGATGTTTTAGAGATACGAAGATTAGCTAAGAAGGGTATTAAAAAGACTATAATCGCCGAAATGTTCAAGATAAGTTCAGAGAATGTATATACAATAGCGTATCAATTAAGTTGGAGACATATATGAATACATGAAAGGAGGATAAAAATGAAACGTAGAAAAAGATCCAAAAGCAAGCCCATCCGATGGGAAGGCAACTATAGAACGATCCAGGATTCAGGATACATATCAGACAACATTCTGGAGCACCTTCTGTCGAATGCTCGCAAGGTCGCATTGTTGATTCCAGTCTTGGAGGCTTTTAAGATGAAGATTGGAGAGTTCGGAGGAAGATTGACAGTAATCTCTAAAGCAGGAGGATAAAATGAAAGCAGTATTTACGCTAAAGTACGATTGTAAACACTCTCGCAGATATGGAACTGACGATGAGGAATTTCCAATCAAAGATGTTTATGTCCAGCGTCCGTTTTCGGACGGAAAGGACAAGATTGAGATTGAAGTAACTGTTCCATCCACTAAGCCGAATGCGGCTGTGATTCATGGGGATGAATTATAGTTTGATGAAAGATTATATAGAAACATGGATTGTTTTAGAAGAAGTAGATAGGCTAACTCTTAAATGTAAATGTAAATTATGCGGTCAAGAGTTTACAGCTGATGGACTTGAGCATATAAATGTCAAGATGCATTGGCATCCTAAATCTAATCAAGACTGTTAGATGCCTCAATGTCCAAATGAATGTAGTCAGACGATGTCTACTAATAAGGAGAAAGATTAAATGAACCGATCCTTCAATAAAGATCATATCCGCTGTCGTGGAGAGAAGCCATGTTCTCTCATTCTAAGCGGCCATTGGAGGATATAGATCTTGCCTTCGATCCTGTTTGTTTATCCTCCGCAGGAGAGAAGGCATTGGAGGATCACCTTAAGAGTTGAAAGGAGAACAATATGGAAATCATACAATTTGAAGGCGGAAGGAGGCCCGCATCGTACCTTGGAGACGGGGTTTATGCTATCTTTGATGGATACGGAATTTGGCTCCATGCAAACGATCATGAGCATCCTACTGATAGAGTATATCTTGAGCCTTCCGTTTATCAGGCATTGATCAACTTTGAGAAGGAATCTAAAAGTGAGGAGGTAATAAAGTTATGTCAATAACAGAAAGAACTTTAAGGAAATGGAGGAAGGAAGCACTTAGACTTGGAAAGGATGCACAGGATAGTCTTCCTAACGGGGATGCAAAGAGTGTAGCCATCGAGATAAACAGTCGCATCCTCAAAATGACTCAAGAGCTTCTCGATCAGCACCTTTTGAGGAGGAAGAAATAGATATATTTCTGTTCGTTGTCGGAGTACTTGCAGCAGCATCGTTTGGTGTTATTGTTACGGTTTTAATTGCAAATGAGGAGGATGAATGAGATTTCGAGGAACATTTACATGGATGGGGATGTCCTACACACTCTATACAGAAACAACAAATCGTACTAGGGCATTCAACAACTTTCTGCATCAAATAGCGAAGAAGGTAGGTTATTCGTATCAATACGTTTTTCGTTATTTTATGAGTGGGAAGGATAATTACTTAATTGAGGAAGTAAAAAGTGACGGATAAAATAAGATTTGGACAATCTTTTTCTATCAAGGCCGATGGACCAGCTTCATGTGGCAAGTCTACTTTCCTATATGCTATAAAGGATGCAGTAATAAAGCTCAATCTTCCATTTGCTGTCGAGCAAGTGGGAGATCATATCCTTAACATTAGATGTATAGAAATTAGAAAGGAGAATAAAAAATGCAAGGAGCAAGAGAATACGCAAAATTAATACCAACAGGTCAGTATGGAAGGCTGTATTGCACAAGTGGTACGCATGCGAGAGGCAGAACATTTCGTATACAAGTATTACCTAAAGGCGAAAAAGCGATAGAAAATGGACCAAGTAATCTGTGTATCAATGAAGATGCAGTTGAAGTCTATGGAATTATAGGAGGTAATCCTGGATGGTCCGAGTGGTATGGTTGGCTACACTTAGGAAAGTGGCAAGATGATTTTATGGTTTTGGTTAACTCCAAAAAAAGAGAATATGAGCAGAAGAAGGCAGAGGAAGAAAAACAAAAGACGGATGCACATATGAAAGAAGCAGATAGAGAAGCAAGATTATTGAGTAATTATTAGGAGGATAAAAATGGATGAACCAACTTATGATGAAATACAGCAGGTAAAAGAAGGTGTTTGTGATGGATGTAAAGGCTTATTCACCTTGCATGAAACAGGATGCTATGAACGATGCAAGCCGTTTCAGGAGGAATTAAAAGAAATGAAGGAACTGTCGGAAGGAGGATAAAAATGATCAGCGAAAACGAAGCATCGAAGTACGTTCATAAGGAATGGAAAAAGGTTGAGAACTTAAGGATGCACAAAGCTCTAACGATTCCTGTCAGATCGAAGCTAAGGAAGATCAAAAATGAACTTGAGAAGAGAATCATTCTTGTTGATATACTTCTCGATAAACCTATAAAGGAGGATAAAAATGGGACAAGAAGAAAAGGAAGAAATAGAAAGATTACTTCTACAAATATCGAAGGCCGAGAGACAAAAACTTAGAGATAGAATCTTTGGCGTACCGAAGAAGAAAAAAACATGGATCGATTTTCCAAGGGTCACAGTCAGGTATCAAGGTGCGGCAGGATTATGTACCACAAAGAAGGCAGCTTTGCAACATCTCGGAGAGATTCTTCTTCTGGATATTGAGAAGAAATCTTCATCAACTATTAAGGCTCATGTTGTCGAAGCATTGGGTACACTGGCCGAGTTGGAGGATAACGCAGCAGAGAAAAAGGCAACGCTGATGAGAGCCGCAAAGATAGTTCTTGAGGAGGATAGATTGAGACTTTTCAATAAGGTTGCGTCATTAGCGGCTATAACATAGGAGGATAAAAATGAGAACAGTAGTAAGACATACTAGATTAGGATGCTACGATATTATGAGTCCAACAAAGAAAAGTGAGACATATACATTCTTCTTTGATACGAATGACAAGGAAAATAAGACAGTTACGTTCGACTATGGTGAAGAGAATGCTCCGCAACTCAATGTCCACGACTTTCGGGTAGACGAACTAATCGAGGAATTGGAAGGATGTATAAGTAAAAGATATTTATTTTCAAGCTCTTACAATCATGTCGGACAGAAATCTCACGAAGAAAGGATCTACATAGCAAAGATGTTGGCAGAGGAAAATCTGCTTGATGATTTACAGGCTTATAGAGAACGCCTCTTTACCAGAAAGGATCGTCTCGATAAGCAGATAGATAGGATTAATTTAGAAATAGAAAGGTTAGATCGTGAAGTCTATGATCTAAAGGCTGAGGAGAATAAATGAAACCGTCAACCTTTAGATTGAATCGGAGGAAAGGAGGGTAAATGATATCCGATCCAAAAATAATATTAACATCAATAAACTAAAGGAGTAACATAATGAAAAAACTTACAGTAGAAGTAAAGAGCAAGGGCACTGTCGTTGATACAGTTACAGTATCAAAGTATGAGACCATCAAGGAAGCTACGGATGCTATCGGAGCAGAAACAGCATTGGCTCATATCAACAAGTGTGTATCTGACGGTGTTACCAATGCAGCCCGTGCCGCAAAGGTGCGTCCATCTACACCTCAGGCACAGCTTACACGGATGGCCAAAGCTGATCCAAAGGTCAAGGCCGAGATCGATGCTCTTATTGCGAAGTACCAGAAGTGAGATCCTGGTAAGGAGTAGCCATCTTAAGTGGATGGCTACTCCACTTCTCAAACTTCATATTTTCAGTCGGTGAAATTACGAAGATACAATCAATACATAATCCAACAAAGGAACAAAAAATGATCCCTTTTTTAATAAGAGACGTACCCTCACAGCTCCACACGGAGTGGGCATTCTTTGCAAAACTTAGAGGAATGAGTATGAGGAAGTACGTTCTACATGCTTTGTATACGCTGATAGAAAAAGACAAGGAGAATGTTCCTTTGAAGAAGGGAGCACTCAAATGACCAAAGTAGTTCACTGCAAAAAAGAAGCCTATGATGTCTATATAAGAAGACCCTCGAAGTGGAGTAATCCTTTTAAGATTCCCTGGGATGGTTCCAGAGAAGATGTTATAAACAAATATGAAGCCTACATTATGTCCCATCCAGATCTTATTAATTCACTCCCAGAGCTTCAAGGAAAGATTCTCGGCTGCTGGTGCAAGCCAAAAGCCTGTCATGGAGATATCTTGGTTAGAATGATAGAGGATGAGATTTGGCTTAAATGAGAGGATTATCTAAATGAGCGCAGATACTTTTAACATAGGAAAGGCCACAAAGGAGCAACTTGAGGAATGGCTAAAAGATTTAAGAGAACAGCGTAAGAAAGGCTATGAAGCTCCTAAAAAAACATCAAAGAAGAAATCAGTTAATCCTTTCGAGGGTCTCGATCCGGAAGTTGCAGAAAAGGTTTTGAGAGACATGATGAAAGGAGATGGAGGATAAATTATGCAATCAATACATTCAATATTACTTACAGGTGGAACCATAGGCTTCGCTGTCGGGATAATTGCAGCAACCTTATTACTTGCATGGGGAAAGAAGAATACCTTCAAAAGATTGAGGGATATAGTAGGAGCAGGGTGGGAGATACGTTTAGAAGCTATAAGACAGAAATATTGCAAGATGCATCTTTCCTATCGTGACCCTTTTCCTTCGGAAGATATAAATTTCCTGCTTCAAGTAATAGATATAATAAGGAAGAATTAATACAAAAGGAGGATAAAATGAGTTGCCAGGAATGCGAAAAAGTTAAATCTGTTTTAGCTAGATTAGTTAATTTGTATGTTGCGAATATTGGAACAGATAGTGAATTTATAGCTTGTATAACACCTAAATCCGGAATGTCATACTTTCAACGTAGACGATCCGCTGTCTGGTCTGCATGGGATGATGCAAGAGCTATCTTAGGCGGTAAGTATACAGCTGAAAAAGGAACGGACTAATATGGAAGAACGTGAATTCTCCTTTTCTAAAATCCTTACTTATAGTACCTGCCCTGAAAAGTACCACCTCTGTTATGGCAATCCGAGAATACTTCCTGTCCAAAAACCCAAACCTCTCGCAATGGGATCTTGCTTGGCAAAGGGTTTTGAAGGATACCGCACTACAGGCACCTTGAAAGGCGCATCTGATGCCTTCCAAAAAGAATGGATAAAAGATGGCAAGGTGCTTGGTATAAGACCCGATCCGAACAATCCAAAAGATTTCCGTACTGTCGAGAGAGGGTTAGAAATAATGAAAGATTACATTCGTCAGTATCCAAATGATAAGGATCAAATGATCGAGCCAGAAGTTAGATTTCGCCTTAAGATAGGTGAGATCAATGGAACTGCTATCTTCCTTGTCGGAAGGATCGACGGTGTATTTCTTCTTGGGAAAGATATCTGTGTTATTGAGGATAAAAGCACAGCTGCACTCGGCCCTACATATCTACAAAATCTTCGAGATTCTCTACAGATTGGACTTTATCTTTATGCCGCTGAAAGAGATGGGCTTTTCGATGTTGGAGGTAAAAAGAAAACTCCGAAATGTCTAATGAGTGTGGTTAAGGTTCATCCAAAAGAATTTAAATATGACAGAGACCTTGCAATCAAATCGAGATCCAGTCTTGAGAAGTATAAAGACAACGCCATGGATTGGATCAGGAGAATAATGTCGTCGGAGGAAACCGGAGTTTTTCCCAAGAATGATGCAGATAACTTGACTTGTACTAAGTATGGAGGATGCGAGTATTTGCCCCTAAGATATACAGAGGGAAGTATTCGAGAAAGACTTTTGAAGAATGAATATAAGATTTTAGATGGAAAGGAGAAAAACTGAGTGGCCGATTTATCACAAACTAATGATTTTCTCTGCTGGCTAAAAAATATACATCCTGAAATACATCTTTTACCTTGGCAGGAAGATTTTGTAGGAATGTTCTTTAAAAACAAGGAAAGAGAAACATGGAATAAACATCTTTTAGTTACACCTCTTTTAACAGGCAGAACTTTCATTAAAAACCTAATTAGTGAATTTGAAAGGAGGATATAAATGCCAGCACAAAATGATATGGAAGATCTCTACTTAACGAATCTTCAATATGTAGAGATTCTTCTCAAGATCCAAAAGGTAGTTAATGCACCAGATTTTCAACCAACCTTCTATGACTGTACTGAGCCAGGAAATCATCATACTGACTCAAACTGCGGATTCTGCAACGAGGGTTTTACAACTAAAGAAACAGCCTACTTTCCTGAATACTTTCCAAGCAGAACATCAATGAAGTACCGCCAAGATCACCATCGCTGCCCTTTTGATATGGGGCCAGCAGGAATCCTAGGTTGGGGATCGGGATGCTTTTATAGATGCTATCTTTTCAACAATAAGGAACATGATATAGATCTTATGAGAAGGATGGTAAGTAATCTTATTGAGGATGGAAACTTTTATGGAGAAACGGAAGGAGAATAAATGAATTTTTTACTGATATCGCCTCCAGGTGGAGGTAAAACAACATCTGCCTGTTCAGGCAGACATCCGACGTTGATCGTAGATGTCGATGGTAAAGCTCATGAAATGATGAACATCAAACCTCTAATTGATAAAGGCGATGTTGTAGTCAAAGCCTTTGAAGATCGCCTTGTCGAGGATAAGATGTCGTATCGAGCACTTCATCCTGATGAACCTCCGAAGAAGCAGCCCACAGGTTTCATCTCTGTCGTAGATTTTCTAAATGAAATCCTCGATGGCAGTGCCGAGCTTGACAAATTCAATACTGTTGTTTTGGATTCACTAACAAGATTGAGCGAGCACCTGAAAAGCCTTCTGGTCTATCTTCGTGGACAAGGGAAGTTCGGAAAGAAGATTGAGGGCGACTTAAACTGGCCAAGTTGGGGATCATACTTGAAAAACTGGGAGGAATTATTCTCCAACATGTGTACCTACTTTCAGAGGGACTTTATCTGTACAGCTCATCTAAAGATTATGACAGAAAATACAACTATGATGGTAGGGCCTCAAGTTGTTGAGACGGAGGTCGTAGTAGGCTATAAACCTCTCATTGATGGACAGATGCGAGACAAACTTTCCGGATACTTTAATGAATGTTATTTTCTAGAGGCTAAAACTTCAGGGAAAAATCCTAAGTATCAGTTTCGTACAAGGGGAACAAAATACGACGCAAGAACATCATTACCACTTGATGAGTTCGAGGATGCAGATATTATGAAGATATTAAGGAAGGCAGGAATCTCATAAAGAAATGAAAAAAGAAATGTGTAAAATCTGCGAAGGGAAAAAATACATAAAATATTTTTTGGAGTGTGATGATGCCCCAAGTATAGCATGCCCAAAGTGCAATGGCGGAAGTTGGAAAAAATATAGATATTATGAAAAGCGCATAAGAAAAATCTAACAAGCCTCATGCATCCGACCCCCAAAGTTGCGGCTGATTGAGGCGTTAGGAGGAAATATGTTAATAATTCTAATGTATGTTGTTATGGCGTTCATTATTTTTATGTGCGTTGATACCGTGCTTTATGTAAAAGCCCCATGGCCTGAACGTACAAAACACTTTTATTATAAATTGCCTGGTGGAGGAATAGTGGCATATTTCCACCTATCAAGCACACAGAACCGACCGCAAAAGCCAAGCAAGATTGAAGAGTAGTCTGTGTGCGGCTGATTAGGGCGTTAGATTTTTTGTTATGAAAATATCCATATCTTGTCCAGTATGCAGAATTAAATATTGTCTACTTCGTGATGGCATACAATTTATTTGTACGTCATGTGGAAGCTCTTTTTCTTTTGACGATTTACGCAAAAAATCTAACAAGGCCATCGAGCCGACCCGATAAATCGTGCGGCTCATAGGCAGCGTTAGATTTTTAGGAGATATAAAAATGAAATATAGAAATTCAGTATCATTAGAAGAATGGTTCGAAAGAGCGAGAAGAGGAACATCTGGTGATATGGTATTTGATATTCTTTCCGATTGGAAATTAGATCGAGATGAATTACTTAAACAAATAAAAAATCTAATCAGTAAATCCAGCCGACAGGATAAACCTGCGGCTGATTAGGGCGTTAGGCAGAAAATGAAAGAATTATCACAAGCGGATAAAATAGCTATTGAAGTTGCAGGTATATCCATTGGTGATTTACCTAAAGGTTGTCATAATTTTTGCATATTAATTTGGAAAGTCTTTAATCTGGGCAGAGAGTATGAAAAAGCATTTTCTGCCCAACAAGCCAATAGAGCTGACTGTGAGATACCAGGCGAATTAGACATCTGCAAAACCTGTGCTGCAAAGAAATTATTTGATGAATCTTTGAAATAAGCCCGCCCGTTGGATAGGCCAACAAGCTGAATAAACGTCTTCATTCGACCAGCTAAAGGCGGGCTAAACCTAAAAGAAAGGAGTAATTATGTGTAATAATCCAGCAAAGTACAGATATACTTGGCCTGGAACAGATGAAGCATTCATTTGCGAAGATCATGTTGATAGACTTCGAGGAATAGCAAATGTGATAGGGCTGCACCTTCAAGTTATTTTATTAACAAAAGAAGAACTGATGGTAGAGTTGATTTGTAATCAGAAAGATAGTCCATAGATCACCATAAGAAAGGATCAACTATGAAAAAATTATTCGTTTTTTTATTCTTATTAATCCTGATTTCAATTACTCCAGCCAATGCCTTTGAATTAGAAGTCAAAGGATCGCAGATGATTTATAATGACAAAGAGACAAAGGCTGGTCCTGGCATTGAATTAAAGGTTAAGATAAATGATCTATATGGTTATCTATCAGAAAGCCGAATCTGGCTCTATGGAGACTGGATAAGGCTTAACGGGTTTGGGGTAGGTTTTGAGTATTCAATTACAAAGAGGATCTCCTTTTGGTCTCAAATTGGATACTATGTACCTGATTATAGAGAAGACCAGTTTTGTATTGAACAGTTAGGGGGATACCAGAATAAGTATTTGGCTGGAGTTGCTGATACACCCACTTGGTGGCCGAGGTACACTGCTAACTGGGCAAGCGACTTTGGTGGTGAGCTTGGGATTGACTATCATCGGCGAATCTATTGGAAAATTTCATTTGGAGGCTTTATTAGCTATCGTTGCCTACGTTTAAACGAAATGGTAACGAGCTATAAAGAGATAGACAGTGACGACGTTGCCTGGTTCGTAGAACAGAACCGAGGCTTCGGCGGCTTCAAAGTAGGATTCCAAATATCATACGAATTTTAAGAAGGAAAGTTATGAAAGGAGGTGAATCGCAAAGCACACCAGGCTAAGGAAAGTATTATCAACTATTAACTTTAAATGAAAGGAAAGTCTGATGACAAGAATAAACGTGCATCTTGACGATGTTGAAAGTGGGTTCGAGTTATTCCCTGATGGCACTCATCTCGTCACAATTCAACCATCTTCAAAGTTGAAGAAGTCCGATGCAGGAGCCTACATCCAAGTCATTTCCAAGTGCGATGAGGGCGAGATGGAAGGAAAGATGATTGGATGGAACTGTTCTCTGCTTCCACAAAGCCTCTGGGTTTTGAAGAGCATGCTCGAAGCTCTCGGTCAGAAATGGGATGAGGATGGATTTGAGCTTGAAGATATTTTCGAGCAGCAGCTGATGATAGATGTTACCTCAAGAGAGTATCCGGAAGGAAGTGGAGAGTATCGGAATCAGGTTGATGGTTATCATGCAGCGTAAGTAGTTTGGGAGAGTGGCGGTATGATAAGTGTCCTAACAGAACCTATCATTATTGATGCACGGATGGCGGAACGTTACGTCATCTGTGGAGAGCTCGCACACGGTGTTGAGTAACCTCTCACTCTCCCATCATCCAAATTTCCAAAGTCATTTTACAGTTTTTTAAACCGTGAAAAAACCTTTTCTGGCCGCCAAACGCCCGTCCCGTGCGGCTTTCACAAGGCCACTAAGGGCATAGCCTTAAAAACCTTTTAACTTACCACGTGTGGCCTATTTTGGCCTTTTAAAATGAAAGAAAAAACAATGGAAAATCTGCCTCTTAAAGATCGTTTTCACTTAGTTAGACTCTCAAAAGATATGAATAAAAATGGAATGGCCAAAATGCTTCGCATTTCTCCCTCATATTTAACAAGACTGGAGAATGGAGAGAGGCCCATACCGCAGTACATTATAGATCTGCTTGAGTTAGATCGTTCTGTAACTTTCAGGTGGTATTATAATATTATGCATGCCTTAAAACCTTTCACAAAGCATTATTTGTCACAGGAAGAGATAGAAGAATCCAAAAAAGTTTTAAAAGTAGTTTTGGGAATCTAATGCGTAGTCCATGTTATGAATGCAAATTAAGAAATGAAGATAAAAATAATGAACGATGCCGGAGTTGTGAGAGGCGTATTGCATATGCACAGGCGACGCAACTAATCTCATCTGAGACTTCCGATAGTATAGAAGAAGAGAGAATGACCGATGGAGCAGCCGAGAAAATAATGACTGTTCAAGAGATGGATGTAAGTTACAAAGAAGTCCTCCAAGATATTGAAGATCTGAGAAAAGAGATTCCAAGACGAAAAGGAAAAAAGAGAGGACGAAAGTCCTTAGAAAGTCCAAGTCCGATTAGGAGGCCCCAGATGTATATAAAGTTCGGGCCTAAGTATTTCGATATTCATCGAGACTTAGTAAATATAGCTGAGTTAGAGCATTGAACAATAGTGCTACAAGCTCTTTACTTTATAAAAGAAGGAATCGCTAAATACAAGGAGAATTCTAATGAATGATAAAGAAGTAACAGTTCCTGTTGAAAGCATCACTGTCGAGGGTCGAGCTAGAATAGAGTTAGGCAATTTAGAGGAATTGCAAGGCAGTATCGAAAGGGTAGGTCAACTTAATGCTATCATCATAAACAAAAAGGATAACAGTCTTGTCGCAGGCTATCGACGTTTAACCTGCTTTAAGAATTTAGGATTAAAAAAGATAAGAGTACTATATAAAGAAGATCTTTCTCCTTTAATGAAAAAGGTAATCGAACGTGAAGAGAATCTTCATAAGGAATTAGAATGGAATGAGCATGCCAAACTACGTGCAGAAATACATGTTCTTCTTCAAGAAGAGCATGGAGCAGCAGTTAAAGGTCACAAAAGTGGAGGGTGGTCTTTGGAAGATAGTGCTAACTATTTAGGAGTTTCTATAGGAACACTGTCGCAGGACATCTCCTTGATCGAGGCGATGGAAGCTCTTCCCAAGATTGCCGAATTCAGCTCGAAGAAACAGGCTCTAAAGAGCCTTGGTAAAATAAAAGAGATGGCCATTTTGACGGAGTTGGCTAGGAGAGATAAGGAGGAAGGATTTGCACTGACTAAAAGTTCTGATCCTTATATGCTCTTTCAAAAAGATAGTGTAGAATATGTTAGGGAAAGTATAGATAATGAAACTATAGACTTAATAATCTTCGATCCTCCTTGGGGAATAAATGCAGATGATATAGCAGACGCTCGTGGCCCAAGAGGAGAAAAAACATTCTACGATGATTCAGAGGAAACCTCCAAAAACCTTATCCACAAATTGATGCCCGAACTGTATAGAGTAATGAAGACTGATTCGCACATGTATATGTTTATAGGATCACAATTTGGTAGTTATTATGTAAATCTTCTACAAAATCAGAAACCCATTGTCGATGCTCTCGGTGTTATTACAGATTATGAAGTTCTCGATCCAAAACGTAAATGGCGATTTGATGTTAGACCTTTTCCTTTAGTTTGGGTCAAGGAGGGAGGTGGATATACAGATTTTGAGTATAAGTTCATGCCACGTTATGAAAATATTCTCTTCTGTACTAAAGGCCGTCGGCCCCTAAACTATGTTACTTCAGATGTATTTATCTTTAATCGTCCTCTTTCTACAGAAAGAATTCATCCACAACAAAAGTCTCTTGAACTCCTTAAAGAATTTATCAAGTTGTCATCTCATCAGGACGAGATCGTTCTTGATCCCACGATGGGAAGCGGAGCGGTCATAGTCGCTGCTATCTTAACAAGTCGGAGATCAATAGGTGTTGAGAAGGATGCAGAACAATTTTTGAAGGCGGAGAACTGGATTAAGGGAATACAGCATGAGAAAGGAGAATAAGAATGAATACAGAACAACAGTTTGTATATAATTTTCACAAATTCTTTAATGTTCATATAGAGCCTCATCCAAAAGTTCCTCCTACAGAAGTAGTTGAGCTAAGGATAAGGTTGATGCTTGGAGAGTTGAATGAACTTATAGATGCTCTGCGAGATAAGAATCTAATAGAGATAGCTGATGGCATTGCTGATCTATTATATGTCGCATATGGAACTGCTGTATCTTGTGGATTGAATATGCAGTATATTCTTGATGAAGTACATACATCTAATATGACAAAAGGAGGTAGAAGGAAAGATGGTAAAATATTAAAACCAATCACTTTTCGTCCCCCAGATCTGAATGGAATATTTAGACTCGGCCTTCATAGAATAAAGGAGAAATAATGAAACAGAAACCAGGATCTCATAACTGTGTAGCAGTTGTAGCTGCTATGGCTACAGATAGTACACCGGAGGAATTTGAGGAATTCATAGGAAGTTCTCCTCCTTATGGTGATTATGATTTTTATAGATTTCTATTATCTAAAGAATATGTAGTAGGTGTCGGAGTAGATATCAAAGAAAACCCCATTCAAGACGGTACTATTAATTTATGGTTCGAGATAACTGCCTATCCTGCCCTTGTCGTTGTTAAGTCAGAAACTTATAAAGAAAAGGAGCATGTTATTTATTGGGATGGTAACAGGATTTACGATCCGAACCCAAATGTGGAGGATGGTAGACCTCTATCAGATTATGAGATTCATCTATGGTTTCCAATTAATAAGGTAGATACAGAAAAGAAGCTAATATGAACAGCGTTCTATGGTCAATATTCACATGGATACTAATGATAGCAGCTTTAGTCGGTGTCATCCTGAACATCAAAAAGAAAGGAGATAAAGATGATCAAAAAACTGTTCCTAGATCTTGAGACCTCAGGTCTCGATCCTCAGCTTAATGCAATCCTTGAAATAGGATGCGTTATAGAGTATAGAAATATTTACAAAGAATTAACTTTTAACTGCCAGCCCTTTCCAAATGATTTAGTCGATTCGGAGGCACTTGAAGTAAACAAAATTACAGAAGAAAAGATCAGCTCTTTTTCTACTCCAAGACAGGTTTATAACGATCTTACTGCTGAGTTATCTATGCATGTCGATAAGTACAATCCAAAAGATAAATTCGTCCTTCTTGGATACAACGTCGGTTTTGATGCTCAGTTTCTGAGAAGTTTCTGGCAGAAGAACCAGGACAAATATTTCAGTTCGTGGTTCTGGTACCCGCCGCTGGATGTTATGGCCTTAGCCATGTATATTCTCAAAGACAAAGTACGTCCTCTTATGGAAAATTTCAAGCTGATGACCGTTGCTAAGGAAATCGGACTGAGTGTAGATCTAGAGCAAGCTCACGGTGCACTGTATGACGTAAAATTGACAAGAGAAATCTATAATGCGATAGAAAATTGGGCCTAAGAAACTTCAAAGCGATTAAGAAACGCAGGAAGATCGAAGAAAAGAAAGGTAAAGGAAAGTTTCATATCAAGAAATATATTTCCACGATATGTAGGAGGTTCAAATGATATTTAAGGATGAAGTTTCAAGAAAGGCATTTGCAGAGTTTAAAAAATGGAGAGAGTCCTTAGATTACGATCTTGGAGAAGCAGAGGAGGACTGGAAGGTGTGGTGGTACTGCTTTCTCGCAGGATTTAAGGCAGCTCAAGAGGATTAATATGATAAGAGTTCCACCTGCCGGCCCAACCTCCGCAGAGATTGTACTGATCGGTGAAGCACCGGCTTCAGAGGAAGTCAATTATAATCCACCTACTCCGTTTGTGGGTTCGGCTGGCCAGCATCTAAACCGCTTTCTCAAGATGGCAGATCTTTTCAGAGGTGAACTATATCTGACCAATATTCTGAAATACCAAGCGCCTGGCAACAAAATCTCTCGTGTTGGGCCAGAGACTCTACGTATGAGTGAGTTGGAACTCGTAGAGGAAATAAATAATCTTGAAAACCCCAAAATTCTTGTCCCTTTAGGGGAATATCCTTTACGAGCTATTACAGATAAAAGAGGAATAGGAAACTTCCGAGGATCGGTTCTAAGACCAAAAGAGTCAATCAGACAAGATTGCATTGTTATCCCTTCTTATCATCCTTCCATAATGCATTACAATCATGATGTCTGGCCTCTCATTGTAGCTGATCTCATCCGTGTCAGAAGGCTTAAAGATAAAGATTTTGAGTTTGAGTTTCCTACATATAACTTTATCATCCAACCAAGACTATCTCAAGTCCTCGAAACTCTGGATATGTTAGAGAAGAAACTTCATCCTCTCACTGTCATTGATGTCGAGACACCCCATGAACTTCTCTCATGCATCGGTATTGCCTGGTCAAGACAGGATGCGATTTGCATTCCTTTTTATTGGGGAAATGGAGCTAACTATTGGAGCTTCGCTGAGGAACTCGTCATCTGGAAAAGGCTATCTGAAGTCCTTCCTCAATTGAATCTCGCAGGACAGAATGTTTTCTTTGATTGGGAAGTAATGCATAATCATGGAATCGACTTAAAGATTCCTCGATGGGATTCGATGCTTATGCATAGCTGCCTTTACAGTGAGCTTCGTCATAATCTCGAAACTATTGTAAGTATTTATACAGATATTCCATTCTATAAGAGAGATGAAGATGAAGAAGTCAAAAGATCAGCTATCAAAGCAGGAAAGGAGAGAGATCATTGGGAATACAACATGCTCGATTGTGTTAGCACTCTCTGGGCTATCGAAGAAGAAAAGGTAGAATTAGAAGAAGATAACATGCTTTCTGTTTATGACGATCTCTATGCTGAGCTAATTGAGCCTGTCTATCAAATGAATCTACGAGGCGTTCCTGTCGATATGAAGAGACTACCAGAGGTAAGAAAAGATTTAGATGATATTATAAAAGCTAAAGAGGCACATATATTTGGGGCGGCAGGTTATGAGTTCAATGTCAGATCTCATACGCAGGTAAAAAAGCTTCTCTATGATGACTTCAAATGGGTTCCTTACTTAGATAGAAAAACAAGGAAAACTTCCTCAAATAAGAAATCTCTTGAAAAGCTCGCATATAAGTACCAATCTGATATACCTACGCTTATTCTGGAAGTGAAAGAAGATTACAGCTTTCAGAGTATATTCGATGACGAAAATATCGAAGATGGAAGATTTAGATGCAGCTATGGATTAGCCAGAACTAAGACAGGACGCTTATCCTCCAGAAAGACATATTCCGGTAGGGGGAGAAATCTCCATAATGTAAAGCGAGGCCCAACGAGGACATTCTTTATTGCCGAAAAAGGTCATATACTAGTCGGAGCTGACCAAAAACAGGCAGAGGCCAGACTGACTGCATATTTCTCTCAAGATGAAAGTTATATTAGAGCTGTAGATAGTGGAAGAATTCACTTTGAGACTGCCAAAGGCATCTTCGGAGAGGAAGTTACAAAAGCTGATAAAAGGTACATTATCGCTAAGAATATGGGTCATGGATCAGATTATGGTGTCGGGCCTTGGACTCTCGCACATGAAGCCAACATTCCTTTTAGTGATGCGAAGATATTTCTTGAAAAGTTCCATGAACTGTATCCAGGAATTAGGAGCACATACTACAAATATGTCGAGGACTGTATCAGAAAAGATAGAACTATTATTAATCCGTTTGGTCGAAGGCAGATTTTTATTGGGCATATAAATGAAACTCTCTTTAGGGCAGGTTATGCTTTCCTTCCTCAAAGCACATCAGGAGATCTTACCAAGAAAGCAATGAAGAAACTTTACAAACATTACATTGTGCTTATGGATCAACATGATGGTCTCATCTTGTCTGTTCCTGAAAAGGAAGTTAAGTATGGTATAGAAGCTTTACAGGAGGCATATGATATTCCTATTATGATTTGGGATACTGAAAGAAAGATTCCCATTGATATTTCGGTGGGCGAAAACTGGGGAAGCATGAAAGAAATATAAAAGGAGGTAGAACAATATGAATAAAGAGATTTGGAAACCTGTTAAAGATTTTTCTAAATATGAAACATCGAATTTTGGAAATGTACGATCTTATAAACAATCAAGCATAATTAACAGTTTTCAGTCTAAGCTATTAACACCTAATTATGGAAGCTATGGACATGCAGCAGTATCTTTACGCAAAGGAAATAAAACATATACTAAATCTATACACAGATTGGTACTAGAAGCTTTTGTCGGTTCATGTCCATCTGGACATGAAGCAAACCATAAGGACAGTAACCCTCAAAATAATAGATTAACAAACTTAGAATGGACTACACCATCTAAAAATATTAAGCATTCTTTCAAATACGGATATAATTCTAACGCAGGTGAATGTAGTCCTACCGCAAAACTACGAGATGAGGAAGTTTTAGAAATAAGAAGATTAGCTAAGCAAGGTGTCAAACTAATTACAATCGCCAAAATGTTTAAGATAGATCGAGGACATACAAGTGCTATAGTAAATCGTAAGAAGTGGAATCATATATAAAAGTCTGTAACGAAATAGGAGAAACAGCATATGTCACGGCGTTGTATTGGGGGTTGGTTACAGACTTATAGAAGGTACATACATAAGCAAGAGGCTCCAGATATATTTCATTTTTGGATTGGATTATCAATGATCTCAGCTACCCTCAAGAGAAACATTTGGATCGATCAAGATGCTTACACAATCTATCCAAATCAATATGTCATCCTAGTCGCTGAATCAGCTTCCTGTCGCAAAAGTGTAGCTATGGAATTGGGCCTCGATCTCCTGCTTGTCAATAAGGACATTCGTGCTGTCCATGAAAGGACTACTGTCGAGGGATTGACCGACTTAATGAATCGAGCTACTGTATCTCCTACGGGCAGAGTTAGACCCGATGGAAGTGTATTGTTACATGCCGATGAGCTCTCGAATATGTTCAGCAAAGCTTCGTACATCACCGATCTCGTTTCCTTTTTGACAGCTGCATACACAGCGAAGTCTAGACTCGATTTTCTGACAAGAAATAAAGGATTCGTTCAAGTCCGAAATCCCTGCCCATCTCTTCTGGCAGGAACTACTCCAGGACAGATGGGAGAAATTTTTCCTGTTCTAGCACTCTCTAGTGGATTCCTGGGTAGGATACTCATGGTCACAGCAAAGAAAGGACATAAGGAACCAGAACCTAGACTGAGAAAGGAGCTGAGACAGGGCTTGATAGATGACCTATATGACATGAGTCTACTCCAAGGAGAGATCAAGCTTACACCTGAGTGTCGTAAAGATTTCAATAAGTGGTACATAAAATTGGAAGGATCACCTTCACCGAATCTAGATTCCTTCTACGAAAGAAAGCATGACCATGTTTTGAAGTCTGCTATGCTCCTGTCGGTATCGGAGTCGAATGATATGATAATTACGAAAGATCACTTTTGGAGTGCAGTGGAAGCTATAGAATTTCTAGAACAAGGCATGACTAGAACCGTAGACTTTATAGGAGCAACTGCTAGGAGTGATATAGGAGAGCTGCTTGTTAGAATGATTAGGAAGAATGCACCTGAACCCATGTCACATTCAGTTCTTATGAGGAGGGTATATAAGAGAATTCAGGATGGAGAAGAATTCAACAAAATTATTGAGACCCTTATGGATAGCAAAAGAATCGAGCCAGTTACCTCCAAGCAAGGAATATTTTATAAATTAACAAAGGAGAAAGATGATGGATAAAAAACTAGATAAAGATATGTTAATATATCGAATTGCGAAGCTAATAATTGAGCTTGCAAAAGTCTTTCACGATCCAGAAAAAGATCCTGCAGTGGAATTATATCGAACTGATCGGAGTATAAGTGAGCACATAGAAAAAGAAATGGAATGTATACGAATGAGAGAAAGAGGAGAAATAGCATGACTTTCAAACTCCCGATACTTGATATCCTTGACCGTATGCAGGATGAGAAGCACGAAACCCTTCTCAACAAAGTAATATATTTTCTCTATATAGAAGAGAACCATTCAGCTAAAGTTACCGCTGCTTTACTAAGCATCAGCGAACCAACTGTCCTTATGAGGATTCCTAAAGACGAGAAGAAGAGAGCTAAACGAGCACGTGATTACGAAGCGATGATTCCTGCAGTATTAGAGATGTATAAAGCTAAGGACAATCCAAAGGAGATAGCTTTTGATTTGGATATTCCTTTAGGGAAAGTATATGAAATTCTAAAAAAGGAGAAAGAAGATGACAAAACTTGAAGAACTAATGATGTATGGATTTCCAAGAGCAGTAGGCCATACATGGACAGAATTGTATGGCGTAAGAGGCAATCCCAAGGCGGTTTTGATTGTAGCAACTGAGCGACATAGAGACTTCATTGATTTGCCCAAAGAGCAGATGATTAGTATTTCTAATTTGAGAGAAAAGCTAGCAGGAAGAGGATGCCCTGTTGTAGTAGATCATTTTGCCTTAAGTATACTAGTCGGCGAATGCGTAAGACATTATAAACAGCAGATCGATACGCTCATAGAAGAGAAAACAAATCTCGAAGCGGAGCTTCGTAATTTCACCAAGTGAAAATACAAAGGAGACAAAGGACGATGCAACTCTCTTACTCTCTGACCCTCTGAGCTGGCCCTGGCCCTCCTAGTCTTGAAGCTTCTCCTTGCCTAACCAGCTCTTTTTTCTTTCCTTTGATAATATTCCTGCATCAGATTTTTAATGGTTGCTATATTTTCGCTTAACTGATCTTTGATCTTCTCAAGAGGGTAAGCTTTCTGTAAATTAGGTAAAATATCATCTAGAAAGGCGGCAACTTTAGGATCGTTGGTGCGCATAAAAATAATGATCAATGATATAAGCTTCCATGCATCCGCCAAGAGATCCTCAATATCACCAGTATCCCTTTTGAATACCTGTCGAAGCTGGTTCCTAGTCATAGATTCCTGTTCTACCTTCATCCCATTTTCTATTTCTAAGGCAGTCTTTACTCTGATAGTTCCATCTTCTATGATTAGATTCTTCCGATCTCTATATGTCATTTGGACTTTCTGCGTATCCAGTACCTTAACAGCATGCAGCTCATAAAAATTGTTACTCACCGACTTTACCCATATTTCGGACATATCTGCTAGATCAACAATTTTCGTTCCATTCCATCTAAGACGTTCGAGGCCAACATCCTTTTTATTTGATGGAATCGTGCCGATCTCAGTATCACCTTTTTCCGTGATATAGATAATTATGTCCTGATCGAGTATGGCTTTCATAGAGGCAAGTTAATAATTCTTTGTTTTAAAGGAGTCTGAGAGTTTTCGATATACCTTATCGTATCCGAAAGCTTAGCTATGTTCTTCGCTGAATTTTCCATTGATATAAGAGCCTCACCGACTACTTTCAGAGCGTTGTTATTTGCAACGAGATTGTTTTTCGTATGATCTAAATCCTCTTGCATACCCCGCAGAGCCGCCTCGATCTTTGGCAGATACACACAAAGGAAATCTAGTACGTTCCATTCTTCTTCCTTGATGACCTTTTCCGGATCTCCCTGGTTTCGCGGTCCGTGCTCAATGGTAATCTTACGGTAAAGAGCTGCCTTGAGTTCCTGCTGGATCATTTCCCGCAGGCGGTTTTCATCTTTTTTGCTGATCATAAATCCTCCTTATAGATCTAAATATTGCAAGGTGCCCACTGCAGCAGCCGGCCGATATGTGTTTGCAGTGGCTCCGCCGCCGGTTGCTCCGGTGCCTTCGGCTCCGGTTGCTCCGGTGCCTTCGTTTGCGGTCCACATATCACCAACGGGCCGGGCGGCTTTATTGGCATCATACTGGATTGTTTTATGATCATAAAACTTGGCTCCCGCCCCAGCCGGAATGCTTATCTCTGCGCCCGCTTCATCATATGACTTATCCGCCACGGTATATATATTTGCCTCATACCATTTATGATTGTGGCTTGGTCCGGTGTGCGTATGGCTCGGTCCTGTGTGCGTATGGTCTGGCTGTGTCCAGGTGCCGGCACTCGCTGCGCCGGTGGTATAAATGGCTCCTCCCTTGAGGCCTAATACCTTGTCGCTGACTCCAGAATCTATCGCCCAGCCGCTCATTGCTGCATTTCGATAGATCCATATCTTCTGACTGACATCTCCATGCATCAGACCTATCCAAACAGAATCGTTGTCGTTTCTGACTTTCAATACATGCTTAACGGCGTCAAACCAAGGATGACAAGCCGCCATAGATGCAGGTTGTGCAGCCCCAGAAAATAGCGATTTTAAGGTTGCAAAATTATTCTCCATATTTTGGAGATCTGTTGATCCTATATGTCCTGCAGCATATACATTATCTGTCCAGTCTTGGCTCATTTTTGTACCTCCTCTATTGGCAAAATTTCATTGTAAAATTTTCTACTAATGCGTTGACCGCATCGCTGGGATCTGTAATCTCTATTTCTAACTGAAAATATCTACCTATAACAATAGTTGAGAGAATTTCCATCATTTTGACTTCGCTCGTTGGAGGACTTGATTCTCCATGTTTGAGCATCATTTTTACAGATGGACCTGCTTCCAAAGCAAATATTTCCGTCCATTGTCTGACTGTAATTCCGATATTTGACCATTTGCAAGCTATTAGATCTGATGCCTTGAGAACATCATCCCAGGTAGTACCTGTACCAGTAACTACAATATCTGCTAGGACATAGACCAGGTACCGTGCTGATGCTCCTCTATCATAAATTGGTGATTTATAAGTACCGACTAATACATCTCCACTATGCGAGCATTTGAGATAGTCATCTTCACTATAAATTACATGCTCAGTATTATCATGAGTACCTATTCCGTTATAGTCACAAGTCTCAATATTTTGTACAGCCCAGCCATCCGGTGGATCTTTCAGAGCAACTGATGCGGACCTAGGTGTAACACCATACATTCCATTATTACCTAGGGTATTAGCCATAAATGTATGGTCTCCAGGTTTAGCACCGTAGAGAGACAGATTCGGAGAACGCAAAGCTGCTAGAAATACAGCACCTGACCAAGATCCTCCTAAACGAAATTCGTAAAGTTCGACATCGGGATCAGATACTTTTTCTGCGTAGAGATTGATACAATTAGCATTAACTATGGCATTTAATGATGCAAGAGATTCCGGAGGCGATATATGACCTCCGACTGTCCAAAAGATTTTATAATCATTACTATCTTTCTGTTTTGTGTCCCAGATAGAGACTACTTTTAATCTAAGATAATAAGTAACACCTTCTTCTACTGGATCAAGTGTAAAGTCCGTGTTAACATCATAGAGATATTCCCAAGTTGCATCATCAAAACTGAGACGCACCTCCACGTGTGAAAACCATGCGTAATTCATTGGCGGATCAAAGGTGACTTTCAATCGAGTAAAAGTACGAAGTCGGTAGTCGTATGTCTCCTCCGTTTTATGCACGTTCGACAAGCTGGGAGGCTCTGCTGTAGGATCGGGCAAAGAGCATCGATATATCCCTTCTGCATCGAAGTCGTAATCATCATTATAAAGAAGTATACTCTCATATGCCAGCACCAATTCTACCGTACCATTTTCCTGAATGTTGGTCTCTCGTACCCGCATCAACAGATTACCGATTGCAAGAGCGGACGTATTCAAAGTAATAGGATCGTGTACTTCAAGCTTTAATGCATCATCCCTAAAGATTCCGACTATTGTACGATCTAACAGCATTCGTTCGAGGTAATAAACTCCGAGATCTGCAGCCTGTTGTCGAGAGGTACATCCAATTAGACTTAACTTTCTAATAACACCTAATGTATCTCCGACAGGAAATGAATTAATTATGTAATCACTATTAGGATCTGTGTAGTCGACATTTAGTCCATCAGGTTTATCGAAGCGTGGCGGCTCATTGACAGTGATCATCATTTTGCCGCTCTCTTCTTGAGCGATATGCTTGTCTTCAAGAGTCATTACAGATGATTCCAGGTTCAAATCCGCATATCTAAGGTAGAATTTGCCGTCCCACCAAACGAGTTCGCTTCTAAAGTGAGCAAGCATTGTATCAATAATATTCTGTGCCGCCTGATCACTTGTTAAGGCTATATCTAAAGTCCATCCTTTAGTATCGCAATAATTAGCCACTGTAGTCCAAGATGGTATATCAATCTTGGATGAATCCATACCCAAGCCATACCTAGCATTGGTCATATAATCGTACAAACATAGAACAGGATTGTTAGAATATGCAGTAGAATCGTCCCTGAAGTCAAATAATTCTTTACCTTTAAGTATGAGCGTCCGCCTTGGAATTGACTGAAAGTAGTCTCTATTATAAGTGAGTTTCCAGACTATGTAGCATGTATGATGAAGTGGGTCAGTCCACTCTGCGAGGGCTGCATTAAGATTTGCATCAACAACCTGATCCGATGCTCCATCATGAAAGTAGTATGCCGCATTACCGCCATACTGATTATAGAGCAAATCTCCTAGGAATACCTGATCTATACCTGCATCTTGATATATACTATCACATACACCTTCACTAAGAGTCTGAACAATCCAGAGGATTTCGTTATCAGTTCCTGATACCCCTATGTAAACGTCATTACCGCCTATCCTTAACTGACCATATACAACTTTTATTAATTCTTGAGTCGATCTGGTATTCGCTCTAAGTCCTGCTCCACCTGCCAAGGGTGCTGCGCTGACGACGTCTTTTCTGAGGGATTCAGCTATGTAATACTGTATAACTGCTCCGCCAGCCATAACTGCCATACCCCAATATATGCCATAATATTGTTGAGTAGCAATGGCAGCAAACATTATACCAATCCCAAAAGCAGTCTGTATTACCTCTGCAGCATCACCCATCGGTACGCTCTCCTTATTTCTACTGATTTTGAGGGAATTAAATCTACACCTATATCAGTAAAGGCGGACAGAATCAGGCCATTACCAGCATTGATTCCAACCACAAACGACGTAGGACTTTTCTTATTCACGATAACTAATAAATCCCATGCGGAGGAGAAATTTGGTTTGATTTCCCTTCCAAGTGAAGCTACAAATTCAAGCATCAGCTCCTTGGCCTTAGAAGGTTCTTCCATCCAGATCTTCATATAATTGCTACGATCATATCCCCCAAAATTCTTCGGCATCTCAAGCCCGATATCCTCTCCTATAGTAACTATTAGTGAGATACAGTCAAATCCCTCCTCAACTGACCATCCCCCAAGCTTATATGGTGCTCCAACATACTTGCTTGTAACTTTAACTAAACTAGGTTTCATCCTCACCTCTTAGCCTTCCCCACCAAACTTCCTTGTCAATAATACTTGGGAGCCATCTGAATCCTCCAAAATTGTCTGTATTTCCAAGGACTGTACATCGTGCGTATGTACGATCACACCATGTCTCTGCTCCTGCATACAAACACTGATTCGTAGCTACATCATATAGAACTACATCATCTATACTACCAATAAAATCTGCATCACCAGCAATATAAAAGGTAGTATTCCCCGCACAAGTTAATGTTTCATGATAAGTGCCGTTTGCACCTCTCCACGGTGACCATGCACCGTCTCCACATCCACAGGCGGCATTGCCAGCATTGTAATTCGATACTGTGAAACTTACCCTATAAATACGCCCTATAACTAATGGTATATTCTGATACAGATGGGTATTAGCCGCCTGAGAACCATCGCAATGAGCTTTTCCAGCATGGGTAACTCCAATATCCCATCCAGTTTGTTTTGTCCATATTGTATCAGAATCGAAAGTGCCGTTAGTAACCCAGTTTGTCCCTTTAAAAACTTTCCATCGGCAGGATGCACTATGTATAGCCAATGTACGCTGCGCCCATTTTGCAAGCTCGCCGGTTACTATAACTGATAGCTTTTCCTCATCTAGGCTCCAACTGTCAATTTCACCTTCAAAAACGGTCACAGATGTACTTGCATCTGGAATAAGATTATAGTCGGAATCCAGTACGACTATTTCGAGAATTACATCTTCACCTTGAGGAGTTCCTCCTACAAAGGCAGCAGTCATAACTTGATCTAGATTGTCTACATCAATTTGTACCTGGTCTACAATATTTGTGGCACTATATCTGATCGGACTGATGCGGAATCCGAGAGGTTCGTATCTATTTCCATTGAGTACGATAGGAACATCACAGTCGGTTCTCCGATAATGTGTGCTATTGATATTCATATCCAGCAGCATGAAGGGACGTAATTCCTTTGCTTCAAACTGCGCTAAAATATCTGTATCAATGCTACGCATTAAGTAAACCTTTTAGTCTTATGCCCATATGGATGAGCAATAAATAAAACGTATCGAAGTCCTGTATATCCTGAGCAAACCTACTTCTAACTTTCAGAATTCCTGTAAAGTCACAGATAATACGATCTCCGTCACCTGGAGCAGCCACGAACGTAACTTTATCGGCTCCGTCGGCACCGCTTCCCGAACCGAATGTATAGTCAACTCCACCGGCTGATTGCTCAACCCCATTCTTATAAAGTACAAAGCCTGTAGCACTCTTAGCTGGTAAATTAAAGACTGTAGTCGAGTCGTCTCCAGTTCCAACATATTCACCTTCGTAGGTATCACTACGAGAATAGAAAAGATTGAAAGCTTCAAACGCACCTTTTCGATCTAGATAGAACTGCCATATTGTTCTTCCATCAGTTAGAGTAAGCCATTTATAACCAATATTTACATGTCTCTTTGGATACAGCCACTTCTGTTTCCTTTTCTCTTCGCCTGATTCACCGAATCTCGATACGAGAGTTTTAAACTGAATCTGCTCTGAGAAGGGACTGATATAGAGTACAGATGTTAATGAAGGAAATGCTGCCATTATACTGTATTCCTTATTGCACCACGAAGTTCACGATCACCACTCCGAAGAGCCTTCTTGAACGGATTTAATATTGCTTGGGGATTACGGTTTGTTAGATCTGCAAAAGATTTCGCATCCACAGCATTAATAACAATATTGTAATTGTCTCCCTCAGACTTCCCAAGAGCCTTCATCTGTGCAGGTGTAAAAATACCTTCATCTCTTCTAGCTATTATAGGAATTTCACTTGGTAGTAGTCCTGTATGTGCTCGTGGAACGTCAGCAAATGTAGAGATGGGTACTGTTCTAAAAGGACCACGATCTTGGCCTATGATGCCACCGCCATGCATCGATGCCCCAAAAGATGTTCCGCCAGCCCACATTTTAGCTGTTTTCTTCATAATTTCTAATGCTACCATTTGAGCATATAAGTCCGTCAGTGCACGCAAGATGCTATCCAATATCGCAAGAACGTAATCCTTCCAATCTTCAAATTTGCCTTTCATGGCATCGAAGAATAGATCAGAGAAAGCATCAGCAAAGGCGCTCTGCACATTTGCGAGGTAGTTTTTATATAATTCCTCCATCAAGGAAAGATCTCTCTTTATTGATGGTAGCCACTCCTCCCAATCGAACGGAGGGGCATATTCAAGGGCAGCCAGTTCCTTCGCTTTCGCAATGTAAGCCTCCATAGTATCAATCCCTAAATCTAGCCACTCCTCCCAATCAAAAGGTGGAGCATACTCAATAGCAGATCGCAATTTCGCTATCTCGATATAAGCTTCCTTTACGGCTTCTGTCCATGCTTCTAATGTCTTTTTACCTTTTTTTCCAAATATCTCTACTGCCTTGTTCAGCACCTCCATTTCAAGTCTATACTTTTTTGCATAGTGTGTTAGATCTACCCAAAACTCCTCTGTAATCTTTTCCTCTCCCCATTTTATCTCAAATTCTATGTCCTTTGTTCCTGTCCGGAGATCTTCAAGGAATTTCCTTAATTCTTCTAAATCAGTTTTCAAACCTTTCATATACTTTTTACGAAATTCTTCTTGAGTTATAAATATATCCGTAAGAGCCTTATCCATCCTTGTATTAATGTCAAGGAGTCTATTATAGAGTGCTAGGGGATCATAGAGATCCTGCATAATAAGAGCATTTATCTTTTCCATCCCAGCTGAAATTATAACTATCAGACCTGCCCATCCTTTAAGAATAGCCGTGAAACCCAAAAGTTTATTACTCCAATAGACAATGTCTGCTAATATTAATGCGATAGGTTTTATAGCATTCCAAGTTGTAGCCCATGCTTTATGATAAGTCCATGCTATTACAGTAGCTTGTTCTGTTAGACCATTTTGATCCATTAAGGTGTCTCTAATACCTATCATCAGACTTAGCAGGTCTTCGTACATCTGTAAAAGTCCTGCTCTCTGAATTTTATTCAGAACTGCCATCAACGTAGTCCACAGAGCAGTATGAGTCTTCTGTATATCCTTAGAGACAGATCCTACAGCATCCAAGACTTTACCTATACCTTCAAACATTATCTTTGTCTTTTCAGCGACATCTGTCTCTTCTTCCATCCTCTCAATAAGATCGTCAAAGTTTGCAATCCTTTGACTCATCATTCGTGCTACGATGGCACCTTGTCTCATCTCACCTAAAACAAGAGCTTGTATTTCTGTTCTGAGCTGTCTCTGTTTATCAAGTCCTTTCGTTTGAATTATAACTAAGTCCACGAGACGAGCCATCTGCTCCAGTTGTACTTCCGTCTGGGGAACTATTCCCATCGTAGCTAACTTAGCGTAGGCATTTCTAAGATCTTCGCCAGTAGAGATATGCTTGGCAGCTATTATTTCGAGATCCTCAAATACAGCCTTAGCAAATTTATAGTAAGCTTCAAGCCCTTCTATTGATGGCTGTTCAGTAAGCATCTGAAGGGAGGCTGCAACCTCCACAATGGCCATTCTGAAGTCATCTATTACTTGCCTACCCGACACGAATGTTCTAATTAGGGCTTTAAGACCTTCCTCGAAGGCATTCATAGCACGATACGCAATCGTAAAACCAACAGCTACTTTTCCAAAGGTCTTCCACCAACCCTTAGCCATTCTATTTCCTGCGGCCACAGATCTCCTGCTGAAGTCATCGTAGGATCTCCCCATACTTCGAGAAGATTCTCTAGCAACCTTTTCTGTCATACCAAAAGCTGCTTTCGCCTCCTGAGAGGATTGCCTAAGAGCCTTCTTGAATAGCTTATTATCAAGTCTTAGATGCGATATTAGATCGCCTACGTCCATCTAACCTTCTCCTCGCTCTGAGTGTGGACCATGCCCTATTTATTCTCTCTTTGTAAGTAAGTTCTGTACCTTCTGCGATGGTTACATAACGTTGCCTTACTCTTTCTTGGTCTATTTTCTTCATTTGCGGAAAGGATGTAGCTTCGAGAGCCAAAATCTGTATATAAGCTTCTAACTTATCTATATTACGCAAATATAGAAAGAACTGACGAGTAGTAAGCCCTAGAATTTCCTTATGAGTCCAACCAAATTCCTTCGCTATGCGGACAAAACTAAACATCAGATCTAGAGGTTTTTTAGGTCTGTATCCTCAGTTTCATTAATATCTTTAAGACCTTCTACATCGAAGATCCACTTTCGGATCTCTCTTAGTGCTAAGCCGACAGCCCTGAATCCTATACCTTCAATTTCCTTTACGTCAGCTCCTAAAATGGCAGCAAGCTGTTTATGAAGAGTTTTCTCATTCTTCTTATCAATCTTCCTGGTTTTAAGAAAGACCTCCAGTGGAACATCTTCGACTCTGTACATCTTACCTTTTAAGGTAATCTCCAATGCATCGTCTGCTAACAATACATCGACATCAATTTTTGTTGCCATAAATTATCTCCTTATGAGGGTTCATCTCCTATGTAATATAGGTTATCAAGACTATCTGGAAAAGCTGTAAAAACTATCTCAATGATTCTCTGATCAGACTTACTGAACCTGATCGTCGGACTCCCTTGAGGTGCAGCATTGGGAAATCTCATTCGGTCACTTTCATTAACGGAGGGAACTCCATTAACATACTTTATCAAAAGCAAACTCTCAGCCAGAGTAGTCATCTTCGTGCCAACTATACTTGCACCATCTATTATAGATCCATCAAGGGTCTGATTCAACGCCTTGGCTAGATTGGCCAAGGTGTATTCTGCCAAAGGAACTGTAATTGTAGCTCCCTGACCAGTAATTACTTGATCCTCTGGCGAAGTGCCATGCTGATCTGATAACAGGTCGGCGACATCAGTAACAAAAGCAACTTCTACACCGCCCTCTGTCCTTCCAAGATCAACTTCGGCACCCTCAGTCCCGAACAGCACTTGACATGGACCAAGATCCAAACCTACCATAGCCATAACAAAACCTCCTTTACAATTTTAACTTTCTTCTTTCTGTCTCTTCCTTATAACAAAATTTGAGCTGAAGATATATCTACCTCTTCCATCTCTCTCGACGGGAAAAGGAGAACTTATAACTTCGCAATAGAAAACATTCTCCAACCCACTAAATCCAGGTTTGTTTGCTAACAAATCATGCACCGTCTGTGCCAGATCCTCTGCAGCAATAAAAGATTTTCCCTTAGCTAACACCTGTAGAATCTGCACATCCATACCAGATTCGGTTCTAAGCGAACCAGGTGAGGTAATCAAAGTAACGCACTCGTCGGGAGAATCAACTTCTTCCTCACCTAAAAACAGATCAGTATCAAGCGTCAATATAGTATTTAGTGCGATATAATCAGCTAGATCTAATATGAAACTCATCGTGCAGTCCTTATTCTTGCTGCAATTAAACCAAAATATTTGAGACCGAATCTTATTAACTTTGATTCGACCCACTTTCGTCCTGTGCCTGGGGTTTTATAGATGTATGCCGTACCCCAACGACTAATGCCTTCATGTATTGAAGTAGCATAAGGTTTATGTACTACCAGAGTACCTATCAGCTCCTTAGTAATCTTTGGCATGAATGTCAATGGAGTAGCTTCACCCTTTCCAGTAACAGGTCTGCCTGCTGAAGTTCCGACGAGCTTACTATCTACAAATATAGAATGACTCGCAGCCATAGCTCCAGATTCTCTTGGACAGGCCGGCGGCAGATCTAAGCAATCGTCCATAAATGTCTCAACTGCTCTTTCCATTCCCTTCTGGGATGCTCCTTCAACCTTTCCAATCGCAACAATTACGCCTCGCTTAAACTTGGATGTATCAAGTGTAATCTTGATCACTTAAGCAGCACCTCCAGATGACTCGCATTTGACGATCTCGTAGATCTCGGAGCTCTTATCTCTGCTATAGGACTCGCAACACTGCCAACTTTGATTTCATCCTGCTCTGTTACATCAGTATCATGTTCCAGCATAATAAGTGTTTTATCTACGAAATGATCACCTGATACATCTCTGATAACGGTTCTTATCGAAGTAATAAATGCTGGAACATCATCAATTTCTGTTACAGTTCTCTCACCTCTAGCAAGAGTCACCTTTACAATAGTTACTGTATGTGTTAGATACTTACTAATCCCTGACATTACTCTCCTCTATGGATGACGGAGATTATCCATCTTACCCCGTTGGAACTTAGGCTTGACCAGAACACCATCAGCATAATCTTTCTTAGTAGCATCCTTATCGTCTACATAAATAGATCCACTCCAAGGATAATTCAATCCAGATTGAGCCTCATAGTACGCAGTCATCTTCAAATATCTTTCATAGACAATCTCTGCATTTTCAGTGAATGTGGAAAGTTTCGAGTCAACACGTCTAGCTAACTTCGAGCAGATTAGCCGACAGCACGATGCACACCTTCTAAGGAACGTCGTGCTGTCAGCCTGTACTTGTGCTATTTCCTCATCTGCAAGAAGAACATCGTCTTCATCTACATCTCCAATATACAGACGTATCTTGTTTAGCTCGGTATTCAGAGCACTCGCATCATAACTAAAAGTCATTTATCTGCCCTCCTCTGCCGTATTTTCAGTCGTTGAAATTACGACTCCTCACTTACCTCAATAGCCTCACTAAAGAAAACGCCGCAACTGGATGCAACGAGCTTGATGTCCTCATAGACCGATCCTTCCACACGCTCGCCAGCGATTAATTCAAGCCTCATCTTCCGGACAGTGGTCTCTAACCTCTCACCTGTACGACCAGCCTGTATAGGCCGATTCCATCTGAAGGTATATCCTCCAGAGGGGCTTCTCTTTGAAGGTCTCGGAGCTGCGTAGACGAGCAATGCATCATTCTCGTTAAGAATATATTCCAGATTTTCGGTGTCACCTTCCTTATTGGTAGCATATATCGCAGAAGCCTTTACATATCTCTCAACTTCAAAGACTTGGGCAAGCAACTTCTCAGTTATGATGCCCGTCTGCGTATACTTAAACCTATCCAATACGCTGGCGTGATTCTTAAGAGTTTGATGCACTCGTTCTGCAACAACGAGTGTATTAGGCATTAAGCCTGTAGCTAGCCTAATGAGAGCTTTGGCACTGTCTATATCGTCTATAGGAGTACTCAAAAGAGTGGACCACGCAGTAAAGTCCGTACCTCCTACAAGGTCATTACCCCAAACCCCTGTTCCGAAATAGGCAGCTGCCCATCTTCGCTCTCTACCTAATCGAAGCTTTTCAATGGTAAATGCCAAAGCATCATCTTCAAGATCAAATACATCATCAGCATTCCAAATGTCCTCATCTGGAATGTCCTTATGGAATGCCCACTCATGAGCATAAAATGTTCCAGGATCTTCTAACTCATACCCGCCCCCCTTGCTTTCAGTCAAAGGGGCACGCTTCTCAGCTTCATCACGGAACCAATAATCTTTCGCATATATCGGATACAGATCAGATTGTTTATTGGTTAAAACAACGGGGAATACCTGTGTAGCGATGTAACTGGAAGGTTCATTCATGTATGCTATACCTAAATTACTTAGATATGTATCAATATGAAGATCCGCACCTGTTGGTTGTGGCATGATTCATACCTCCCTTGTTTTAAAGATTTAAGATGCTGCAGGTGCATAGCCAAACTCCATTACAAGGCTAATGACTCGGTCCTCTACACCAGGCTCTAGAGCGATGCCTACGTAGCGTTCTCCCTCCGCAGCAACTACTCCGTGTGAATTTGCATCTGCTGTGATATGATCACCGACCTCTATTGCTCCTCCACAGACTACTTTGGAGATACCCACTCTGCGGTTCTCGCAGGACTTCCCTTCCTCATCGGGTTTATTTTGTAAAATACCCACAAGCATTTGGTCTCCGCCTGTGGCCTTATCAGCTGTATATTCAGCTGACAACTGCAGGATATGAAACTGATAACTCTCAAGATCTCGGGCCGCATCCAGACTCATATCCCATATTCTTAACTCTAGGGCCATTATCTATTTCCTCCCGTCTACGTAGGTTTTATACAATTCCGGATTCTCTTTAACAGCACGTTTCCATGCTTCAGGGGGTTTGACTCCCTCTTTTATAAGAGCATCCACCTTAGCCTTTAATTTATCAAGAGCCGTAGCACTTTCCTGTGTTGGCCCATGACCGCTACTTCCGATCTCAGTAAAGAAACCAGAAGCATTCAATGCCTCACCATTCTCTTTGAGCTGTTCCATCATTTCTTTGGCAAGATCAGGATTCATCTTTTCGACGCTGAATATGATACGGACCTGTTTCTGTACATCTCCAACTACTCCGATGGCCTCAATCTCCTGTGTCAATTCCAGCCGCCTTCGAGCATCCTTTTCTGTCTCAGTCTCTTTCTTGGACTCAGCTACTTCGCCTCTGAGGACTTCTATTTCCTGCCGCAGATCAGCGACCTCCTGTGTTTCTTGTCCATCACCCGCATGTTGCTCCTTATACTCCTTAAGAGCATCTTTCTTTGCTTCAGCCTTTATAGCCTCTACATCCGGAAGATTCTCTTTAGAGACGTAACCTAACTGCTCGAAAGCTTCGGTTACTTCCTCATCGGGAACATCTGCAAGTAATGCATCAAGACTCTCTTTAAAGCCCATATTAGTACCTCCTTTATCAGTTGTAATGGTTTTCATGATCTGATTCCAAGAAAGAATCTGATCTACTAAACCAACCTCTAGCCCTTCCTCACCCAGGAATATTCCGGCTTCTGTAGCCTTTACATCATCAGGATTTAAATTTCTATTTCGTGCTACTGTCTTTACGAACAGATCGTACACGCTGTCAACCTTACTCTGGACATCTCCAAGAGCTTCGACGGAAATTTCCTCATGCGGAGAGAAAGCATTCTTCTTTGCTCCAGCATAGATAGCTGTATACTTCATCCCTGCCTTTTCGTTGTACTTGCTCTGATCAGTATGAACCGCAATAACTCCAATCGATCCAGTTCCGCCAGTTCGGGGAACATAGATCTTATCCGCAGCGGATGCGATTGCATAAGCTGCAGAGTATGCGATGTCATTAACAGCAGCAATGATGGGCTTAATCCCACGTGCATTGTAGATCTCATCTACCAGATCAAACACTCCAGAAGCCTCTCCTCCAGGACTGTCTATATCCAGCACAATCTGAGTGACCTTCGGATTTGCCAATGCACCTCGGAAACTTTCCCCGATCTGCTCATATGTCGTAAGACCAGACAGAGCAGAAATGCCTCTACCACGATGAACCAATGTATCATGAATAGGAATTACTGCGATATGAGGTTCATCCTTTTTCTTCTCTCTCGAAGAAAGCTCAAAATCGACTGCGTTGTCATCAGTCTCTAACCCGATACGATCTCCTATCACGTTAATGATAGCATTCAACTTGTCAGGAGCAATCATTAGAGGCGTATTTACTATTCTCGTCGCAAAGCGAACAAGAAGAGCATTCTTATTTGTGGATTCTCCTTTACCAGGACCAGGACGTTCAGCTCTCCTCATCTGCCCTCCACATTTAGGGCACTTTATCTTATCACAATGCTCTTCTGATGTTACTTTATGTCCACACTTTGTGCATTCACAATTATATGTCTCCGTTTTCATTTTTTGGCTTCCTTCTATAAGTGCATCCATCTTGATAACCTCAGCAGCGGCTTCGTATGAACCTCCATGAGCCTTACAGTGACTTCTCGCCTCCGAAGCTGACCATGTACTCTTCGGATATCTATATGCCTGATCCTCATATTTGCCAGTAGCCTTTAGTGTTCCCCGAATGACAGAGTAGGTTTTCCCTTTGCTCTTACTCTTACGCTTGATCCTAGCCCAGGGATCTCTAAAGTCATTCGGATTGCGTAGCCTACAAGAGAATTCGTTTGGGTATGGCATAATTTTACCTCCTCTCTATCAGGTCAATCCTTTGCCTTAGTGGACTCACCACTTTTCTTTGGCTGCTCTTTAGTTGATTTCTTTTTTACTTTAGGCTCATCTACACATTCCCCATCAGGAACATTACCCCTTTTCTTAGCAGGGATACCAAAATGAATTTCCTTATCAGGAACATCATGAACTATCAAAGCACCTGTACCAACCAGTGCATTCCTACCAATTTTGATTCCAGAAAGTAGAATAGCTCCAGGTGCTATTCGTGCTCCCCTCTTGATATGAGGCCCTATCAATTTCTCCTCATATTTGCGCATGTGTGCAATTTTCTCCGTATTTATCATTAGAACTTTTGCACCAATATAGACAGAATCCTCTATAATAGTTCCCGCAGTAACATGTGCATACTCACCGATGAAGCAGTTGTTGCCTATTACTACACCATCCTCAATAATTACTCCATGACGGATATCACAGTTTTTGCCAATCTTGGCCGTTTCAGACTTGTACCATGTTTGACTTGTACCAGTCTCCTTCACGTTTTCTTTTTCCATTTTTCTCCTAATTATTATATTTTATTATCCAAAAGTAAAACAGCTTTTAAATGGACGCTGCGTATATATTCGGATACCCCATTTGCGTATATAGTCCCTAAAGTCATCTGTCTCTTTATCTTCTACTCCTTCATATTTGAAGGTTTCTACATTAATCCTAAACTCATTAATCTCTACATAGGGATAGTCGATCCTTATTCTTGGACTAATATCATGATAACTGGCTATATGGATATAATTTTCAATAATCATATTTACCATTTTTAATCTGTCCTCAGTAGGTAGAGACTCAATTTTCCTCACAAAGTGTGCAGGATTTCCGACATAGATACCCATCTTTAAAAGACTTACTGCTACCACAGAGTTTGCTCCAACTACTATATTATCAGCAATTAACACACCCATTAATATAGTGCTTCTATATCCAACAAGGACTCCGTTTCCTATCTTAATTCCAGTGAACCTTGCTGGATAACCCTCTAATACAGATAACCAATAACCATGAGTAATTAAGGATACATCAGGGGACAATCCAACATCGTCGCCAATCATAATAGGCTCACATACATTTATGAAATTGTTATGTATTGTACATCGGTCACCTATTTGAAGGTTTGCTCCTGGATGCTGGCGACCACCTCCGCCTATCCTTAGTCCTGAACTGTTAAAAAGGTGCTTGCCGAAAATTATGTTATTCCCAAATATCTGAGTATTGCTACCTAATCTGCTATAATCACCGATTCTGAATTCACCCTTTACTTTAATTAAGATGTTTTGACCGAATGTTACAGAACTGCCTATGCTGATCTGCCTTCCTATAATTTCAACATTCTTCTTCTTATCTTCGTACTTCATATAATACCGCCATTCAGATCGATACAAGTACCATTAATATATTCTGTCTTTCTAATAAAATCCACTAATCCAAATATATCTTCAGGATTGCCAAAGTATCCTAAAGGAATCTTTGATTTAATTATATTCTGCATATCTTTTGGAACTTCAGTAATCATACCGATGTTGAAATATCCCAATCTGATATTATTTACAGTAATTTTATATTTAGCATTCTCTACTGCAATGCTTCTGATCATTCCTGACAGACCAGCCTTCGATGCTGCATAGGCACTGGTTCCAGGAATACCTATCTGAGATACTACAGAAGAAAAATTAATAATCCTACCAAATTTATTTCCTCTCATAGCAGGCAATACTGCATGAATTACGTTAAATGTACCTATCAGATTCACATTAATTACACGTGCCCATTCGTTAACATCAGCTTTATGCAAGAATGAGCTATAGTTAATTCCCGCACAGTTAATTAAGGTTATTTCATTTATATCCTTCCTAATATTTAGAGTCTCTGAAATCCACTTCTGGACATCTGTATAATAAGATACATCAACCTTCCTGTAGTAATCGATCTTGTCGATATCAGGATATGTCACATTATAAGTTCCATATACAGATAGTTTACCATCCGAAAATCTGTTAAATAAATATTTACCGATACCTTTTGAAGCACCTGTAATCAAAATTACTACTTCATTACCCATCTTATTACTTCAAAAGCTTCGGCATATCTACTACCGATTTGAACTCCTCGCATTCTTACTATGCTCCTTACATACTCCTCATTAGCATAGGCTTTACCCTTTTGTGAGTTGTATGCATTTAACGCATTTAGTTTTGTAATTACGTTCTCTTCAGATAGTACAATAAAAGACTCAGCTTGAAAACTTATATTATTCCAAGGATTTTCATATCCAAGAATCGTTATAGTTTTAAAAGCCCTTATTCCCTCCTCTGTGACAGTTGAATGATCCTGATGCAGATCATTTGTAGAGGGCAAAAGGACAAGATCAGGGCAAATATCTTTTTTGATCTTTATCAACTCATCTAGAACCTCCTGACGATGGTAGCTTAGTTCTCTGACCTTAAAATTAAAGATGATCAGATTCTCTTGGGAAATGCCCAGTTGCTTCGTTGCCTCCTTTACCTCAGTTTTCAGAATATCCTTGGGCCACGGAGCAGGCACAGACTCTTCTGCAGTTGAGAAAGCTACATAATATATCTCCTTCTCTTCCTCTACAAATCTTGCAATACTTCCTCCGCAGCCAAACTCTCCATCGTCAGTGTGCGGAGAAAGGATTAGAAATCTGTTTATATCACACACTTAGGTTAATTCCTTATTAGCCTTTTCAATATGTCCTTAAATTGAAATGCTCTACTTACATCACTATGATTCTTTTGAACAAACTCCATAGCATCCTTCCTCATTTCAGCATAATCTTCTGGATGACCTAGGACTTCTCTTATCTGTTCAATTACATTCTCCCTTGTTATTGGGACATAGTGGACGTAAGGCCCAAAGCCCAATATATCAAGCTCTTTCTTCCTTTCAGCTAACAGTAATGTACCTGCAGCTGGAATCTCAAAATACTTTGACACCATGCCACCGTACATTCCTGATGTTGCAATAGCACAAAAATAACTATTAAGAAACCTTGGATACTTTTCAAAGGGAACGAAACTTCGTCCCTCAATATCAATTAGTTCAGAGATTCCATCCACATTCTTTTGACAAAGTCCTTTAATATATTCTCTGAAGGGATAATAACGATTTATGCTTCCTGATAACAAACATTTCATTTTAGGTTCCAGATTCATTTGCAAATCCACATAGCTCTCATAAGGATGGCAGAATCCGGAAAAGAGCTCATATTTGTGGACATATTGTGGATACCATTTTGTAAATGCCTCATAAAATCCGCCCATAATTATATCACATTTCTCAAACATTTTCTTCTTGTTTTTCTCACATTCCTTATTATGATGGCATTGCAAATCCCCAAAGTAGAGGATAAGACTCGTATCTGAATCGAGCAGACCTGAAGGTATCTTAGGTCTATTATGATAAGGTATCGCATAGACAAGTGCTACATCCAATTCCTTCAGATTGGGCGTATCTGTATATATAGATGGAAAGCCGCAGATCTTTTCTATCCTATCAAACAGAGTCTTAGATACCATACTTCTCAAACCCTGCATATGTCTCCTCTTATAAAATGTAGGTACTATAATTGCACCCTTCATTTCCTTGTTCCATATGCCAAGAAAAAGTAAATCTTTCTTCTACCCCTATATATAGAAAGAATCTTATCAAAATCAATAAGAGATTCATAACGCAATCTAACCTCTTCCTGACCTCCAAATATTCTGATATGACCAGGTGCAGCATTATTAGGCACAGAAAATATGACCTTTCTTCCGGAAGGAATTGCTTCAAGTACGGCCAAATCATTTTCTAGATGCTCAAGCGTTTCCAAAGAGATGAAAACATCATAGTTAGCAAACTCATTTTGTATTCCCCGATCATAGAGATTACCTACAAAGAAGTCAAGATAAGGCACTCGTTCTCTGGCCAGCTTTATACAAACCTCAGAAAAATCGATTCCATGATAGTTTGTATATCCTTCATCATACAGAATCTTGGCAAGATATCCTGGCCCACATCCCAACTCGGCTATTGCTACGCCAGAATCGGCGGGAGGTAAAAGCGACAGCACCTTGTCATATAGCTTCTTCCAGTAAGTATCAGCACTTAGATCTTTGGGTATATGTACATCATAGTATTCCGGACCCTCTTCGGGAAATACAGTAGGTCTAGATGCCACTGGTGTAGGTTTTACAGGTGCATGTTTTACAGGTGCATGTTTTATGGGAGGCAGTCCTTTTCTCTTCCTCATTCTATTTCTTGCAGCAAACTTTCTTTTTCCTATACTTACCATTATATCCCCTTTTTTTCTAAAGCATCTCGATAAAATTTACTGATCTTATATCCCGAACCTTCATAGTACGCATCGGGATTCTTTGTATAGCCTATCCTTTTTAAATTTTCAAACTTACGTACACGGCGATCATATTTAGAGTCTTTTTTTACGCTGGCTATATTGAATCTACTTCTATAGTAACCTTCATATTTAGGATTTCCAAATTCACAATCCTGAAATAATAAACATGGTTTACCTAGCTCTGTGCATCTCAAATGCATCATAAACAGCGTACTGCAAACACCCGTATAGATGCTTCTCCGCAACCAGGTTGAGTATCCTTCAGCGAACTGTATGCCGCTTCTATTTATTAAACTTTTCTTTACAGCTAGGCCACCTCCAAAAGGATAACCTAACTCCCACTTTCCAGTTCTCGTTACAAAAGATCCTCCATTCTTGGTCTCATGTGGTACTCTTTTAGCAAATCCTGGCATACGAAGTACGCAGAAAACGTAATCAGGTTTGAGACTGCTCTGCACAATAAGTTTAAAGTTTTCAAACCATCCTTCCATACAGAACATGTCGTTGCTTAAAACTATGATCCAATCTGCATCGATGTCTGCCAGCTTCCAAGCATCATTGATGGCTTTTCCTAAACTGTTCGTGTGTTTTAGCACTAACTTATCAATAACACCTTTAGCTTTAAAATTCTTCAACATTGGCACTGTGCCATCAGTCGAGCGATTGTCTATTACGATAAGCTCATATTCATCTCTAGGCGTCCGATCACGAATAGTTTCAATACAGAATTTAGACAATTTCTTTCTATTGTATGTAGTTACACTGATGGACGCAAACACCTTACTCCTGATCTAAGTCTTGTCTCCATTTTTAATCTCCTCTTTAATCTTAGTTGAAGATTGTCCTTGATAGTAAGGTAATATTATCAGTCTACCGCCAAGGCTTTCCATTAATGATTTACCATAGGCGAGTAATTTCTCACTATGGCTCGTACTTTCTACAAGAATATTAGCACCTAAACACTTAACATTCTCATGAGGAGCATAAGTGCTCTGAGGAACAGCTAAATCTACACATTCCAATGCACTTATTAAAGCTAACCGTTCAGGGAACGATATAACGGG